AGACCCTCGCCCTGGTGCCCATCGTTTCCATAGGCTACCATATTTGTCTTGAAGTTGTCTCGAATGATGTCATCCCATCCATCAGTCTTGGGAAGAACATCATCACCGAGGAACCCAACGATATCATAGTTTGGAGCGTAGTGTCCAGCAATCAGATTCAGAGTTCCTACAAGGCGCAAACGTGGACCACATACAAGAGGAATGCCAGTCTTGACATACTCGGGAAGCATTGGGTCATCGTCGTCTACGCAGTAGACTACATCAATGTCTACCTTCGTGTCAAGCATCGCCTGCTCTAGGCGAACAATATTTTCTGGCCTACCACGGGTAGGCACAATTACTAGCATCTTCATACATAATCCGTTTCTTGTACAATGCTTTCTTCTGCCCCTGTAATATACACGAGGTCTTGAATGGATGGCTTAGAACAATATCCGTTTAGCTCACCATTCTTTGAATATTCATATAGAGTATCGTCATACTGTCCAGTGATTCCATCTCTCTCAAGGAGGCCCTGAATTTTCTCTGCACCCTTCTTTGAGTAGTACATAGAAACCCCGCCGTATCTCTGGTAAGTTTTACAAACAAACCATCCAGCAGACTTCTCAGTCGTGTATAGATGGTCACTGTCTCTTGGGACAAAGAGTGAGAAGAAATCAAAATCCTCAGGCAACTCGTTAACACGAGCATCAAACTCCCGTTTGAAGTTGTCGTGTAGCAGAGCATCGTCCTCAAAAGTGACGATAGGAGCATCCTGAAGTGCATTCAGGACACTATACCAAATACCTAGCTGTCCGGCCCTAGCTTCATAGTTAATTGCATAGGGATACTTCTTACGATACACCTTGAGTGTTTCTGGAATCCGGCCGTCTACAGAATAGACATTCAGATTGTCCCAACCCGACAACTTAGGTTTCATCATATCGATATAATGTTGACGAGAACTGTCAACATTGAAAATTGTGTATTCCATTTACCTTTTCTTAATCAATTCAAATGTCTTTAGCTGACGACGAATTGTCATTGGCTGGACATTACATTCTTTAGCAATTTCATCAATTGATTTGTCATCAATCAGAAATCGTCGCCTGAGCCAATCCTTAGAAAGGTACTTCTTCACTGACATAGCCAATAGTCCTTTCTTCAGGGTCAATTCTCAGAACGGGAATAGACTTCTTCCATGCGTACTCAATGCAGTTATATGTTCCACCATAAGGCTTTCCATCCCAAACTGCAATCATCGCCCTGGCATTGTCCACAATGAATTCATTTCTCTTACCATAAACCCACGGTCCTGGATAATCGAAATTCGGTGATACATCTACAATCTCATCAGCATGTCTGATGACCTTTGTGTATTCAATCATATCACCAACTCGTGGATTATGACCAGCCCAAGGCTTACAAGCCGTGTACGGAATCTTGAGCTTCCATGCCTCCTTGGCAGACCACAGGTCAACACCAGCAGCCATGCCCTGAAAAAGTCTGGTAGCTCCAAAATGTAGAAGGGCTTCAGAGACCAGCTCCTTAACTGCATCTTCGTTATCTTCAAGTCGTTCGGGACGATGCCCCGTAATTCCAACCCACATATTACCTCCAGCTTGGGCCGAAGCCCTTGCGCCTCAATCTACTGTACCACGAGTGGTCAGCATGTAGTAGGCATAGTACGCGATTCCCGCAGAATCACCAACATCATTATCGGTGAGTTCCATATGTGGCCACTTCTTATTGAAGTAGTCCATTGTTCTCTGCTTACGAATCTCGCGAACCTTGGTTGAATACCAAGAAACAGACTTACCAGGATATTGCAACTTCAAGGCGTTCTTCTCAGCCAGTTTGAAGTTTGGGTTACCAATGTATGACTGCCAGGACAAAGGCTTGACGGTCACTACCTTGACATTTTTCCTCATAAGCTCTGCAATACAGGCTCCGTAGACCATAGCCAACTTAATGGTTACATCAGCATTCTTTGTCTTAGCTAGGATTGCTCCTTCGAATGCAATGTAATCAACGTCGAAACTATCTTTTACAGCCCGCAATTTGTTGGCAGCGTCTTCAAGTCTTTCGAAAACGTCTGAACCCTCAAACTCAATCTTCCCCCACTGGATTGGTCTACGGTTGAAGAAGATTGTGAATGCGAGCGAGTGGGTCGAACAGTCAATACCCATGACCCTACTCGCCTTAGCCTTAGTTAGATTTGCTAGTGACAATTTTAAATTCCCGCGAATTTGAATAGCAACTCTACTCGCTCTTCGTTCTTTCGAGTTGCTTCACACTTCCCACACACATTACTGTCATTGTATCTATTCAGACGAGTATTGCAGTCGGGAGTGTTGCATACACGAATGTGGCCCTGCCTTCTGGCCTTCTTTTCGTAGTATTGTTCCATTAGCCGGGCGTTAGTTGCCTTACGACAGCATTCGTCCGAGCAATATCTCTGGTTGTGAGTCTTGGCCTCAAATTCTTGGCCACACTCAGCGTATGCACATGTTCTCAAATCTTTGGAACCTCCATTGCAGGAATATCTACTACTCCAGATGGAGAGTCTTCACTCCAGCACCACTTCTTAAACGGGCAAGCCTTGCAAATCTTACTATTAGACCTGAATGGAATATTTGGAGCCTCCCCATCCTCATAGGACTTATAGACAGTTCGCATCCAATCCCATGCCTTATTAATGATGCCTTCATTAGTTTCGTTCATCTCAATAGGAATGATAAGAAATTCCTGAGAGTTCTTATTCTCGTACAGCAAAAAGCCCAGATTGCGATTACGAACCTTCATATACGTAAGAATCTGGAATAGGTGATTGGGGCTTGGCTTCATAGTTGACTGACGAACAAGGAAGGCTTCCTGGCGAGTTGTCTTTACCTCACCAATTACCTCTTCTCCGTCCCACATGATTTCAACGTCAGCAAACCCGCGAATTGGCGGGTCGGAATGAAGAATCTCAATTTCGTTTCCGAGTCGGATTCCAGAGGCATCAAAAAGTGCCTCAATGCGCTCGTGCGCCTGAGTACCATTAGCCATGTTAGCAATTCCCAAGGCATCTACTGTATCAATATAAGGTCCACCAGTAAAAGCGAGGAACCAATATCGCGGACACGTTCCATGCCCATAACCAATAGTGCTTGGGGAAAAGGTCTTCTTCTGTGTGTGCTTGTCGGGTCTGCGCTGCTGCATATAAGCAGCCTCAAGAGTTTCAGCCAGTTTATTAGCATCGAAACCCTTGGGCTGCTTACGAAACTTCAGACCCTGCACAATATCTCTTGTCAATTTCATCCTTAGTTTCGTTTATTGTATAACCATTATAACACTGAACTTTGTGGTTGACTAGTTTAGGCTCTTGCAGCGTACTTCAATGCATCCACAAGTCTGTCGAGTGCTTCCTTGGTTGAATAATAAACGTTCTTTCGATGATTGTTTGTCGTCCCAGCACGGTCCTTTTTGATGGTAGCGTATTCAACAGCCTTTACAGCGAACTTGAATGAAATTGCCTGAAGCTCCACAATGAGTCTCGGAGCCTTCACCGCAGCAATATCGGGGTCAGCAATACATCTAATTGCAAGGTGTAGTGCCCTATCCAACTCAGGGTCCTTCATAAAATCTGTCAGGTCATTGAACTCTGTGATGGTTGATACTGTCTCCAGTGGGTTTTCATCGTTCAACCCTGGAACCTCCTGCTCTGCTGAATGCTGTGTCCAACGGCCCTGTTAATTTGCTCTGCCGTTATAACACCATCTCCAAGCTCAACCTCCACCGTAATTTCAGCAGGCTCATACTTTCGCTCAAAGATAGTCCTCTCACAAGGGTACACATCACCCTCAAGGTCTTGAACGATGTAGTCACCAATCTTTACACCAGCCCATTGCTTACTAGGTTCAACCCAAACAATGCCAACAATACCGTCTGGAATATCTGTCCACATTTCTTCAGCGTGAAGAAAATTTTCCATAAACACATCGATATCAATCCAATGCGTTCCCGAAAACTTTCTTACATCATCCCAGTTTTCTCCAGTGAACTGAATTGCCTCAGTCTCTACCGGCTTTGCTCTGTACCTCAAATGTCTTCAATTCCCTTCATAATTTCATAAGCCTTCTTCATCCTGTTTTGAGCAAACCTCTTCTCAAAACGGACTCCGTCCTCAATGTGTCTACGTTCAGTATGCATCCAATATCCATGATGCTTGAATACAAAGACTGCTGCGTCCCATCGAGTTGCGAACCCCTCAAGCATTCTCGTTTTGAAGAATTCGCTGTCCTGTGCGTAAGAAAGGCCAGTCCATCTACGACGGCTTCCGTGACCAGTTTCCATTACCTTGCCTATCTTCGTATCATCAAGATAGACGTCATACCAGTTATATTCTGGATGACCATTTCTGAAGATAACATCACCACCCGGCCCAACTCCATCCTCAGCCTGGACGAAATACTTACTCATATTTTTCCTTCCACGCTTCCAACATTTCATGGAACATAGAATCGCCAATTACCCAAAGTCTGGTGGCAGGTCCAGGATTATCGTCATCTCGAATTACCAGCTTAAGTGCAGGCATACGACGACCATTATTGATTGCATCACTGGAAATCTTAGCCCAGAAATCCTTGCTTACACCAAACGTTTTATTGTATTCCTTATAATCAATAAGGAACGGCTCAAGGATAGCATCGCCCTTGGCAATACCCTTAGAGCGCCCGGAATTCTTTACCGGCGTTGCTCCATCTCGCTTAATCTCATCTGCTTCAGACATCTTTATCCTTACTGATATAAGCTGTAACGCAAATAAGGGTGACCATGATTCCCATAGCCACCCCAATAAGCATACCGCCTAGAAATAGGCTCACGTCATTCTCGATTTCAGAGAACAAAGTCTTCAATGTATGAGACATGTCCTTCTGAACACTTCCATCGTAGAATCTTTTCTACTCTGAAATACTCTGCATCGTCACACTGCTCATGACAGGTCTGACACCCAAAGGCACCATCGACAGGCATACCTCTGGGTGTCTCAGCCTCCTGAGTTTGTGCAACGAAATCACTAAACTTCGTCATCAGGTAGTTCGCCGGTTAGGACGAGATTCACCTTCTCTGTAATTGTCTTTAGGAGAATATCATTTTCACGGAGAGCCGCAACTGTCGTGTCTCGTCCCTGAAACTTCTCATCCTCAACATAGTACCATGCACCAGACTTCCTGACAACACCGTACTTTTCTGCTGAGTCAAGAACTTCACCAACAGAATCAATACCCACAAAGTCACCTGCATAGAAAAGGTCGTACTCACCCTTTCGGGACTGAGGACCCATCTTGTTCTTTTCTACATAATACTCTACGGAGCGACCAATTGGAGCCTGAATAATGAGGTCACCAATGTACGTATTACCCATCTTCTGTTGCTTCTCTGTATTTGAGGAAGTCAACTTGATAATCTGAGATGAGGCAAACGGTACCTTCTGACCACCATGAGGAACCTGCTTTACGTAGGTTGACTCAATCTTTGTTGTGGTCTGAGAAATCAAAACAACTGCTGTCTCTTCATTCTCATAGTGAATGGCGTTAACCATCATTGTACAAGACTTGGCATGAGCACCAAGCTGCTTCATCTTATCAAACTCTACTGCCTCTCCACCACTGTCTACAAAGACTTCTGGTAGAGCATCACTAATAGAATCGATGACAATCATATCCACACCCGCCCGAATCAGCGGAAGAATGCTATCAGTGATAGCACCAAAAGACCTCTTCTGGATAAGAATTAGCTCATCATTGTTAATTCCCAACTTGGCACCAAAGGTTTTTTCATACGTACCTTCAACGTCTACCCAAGCACAAACCTTGCCCTGCTTCTGTAGCAAACCAATGGTCTGCATCATCAGGACGGACTTTCCACTGCTGGTATTTCCATAGACCAGCGTAATTCTACCAGCACCGATACCGCCACCAAGTGCTGTAGTTAGACCCGTGCTAGCCAAAGGAAAGCGCGTAAGCTCAATCTCCTGAGCTACCTTCAGACGCTTGGCTGTCTTAGGGTCCAGTTTTGACATGAAATCTTCAAATGCCACTTATCTCTTATTTTCCTTATTGTAGTTTCGACTGTTCCAGTCTAGTTCAAGTTGCTTAGCCAGCGCTCTGATTTGTTTATCGCGACTAGCGCATAGCCGCTGGATAATACGCAACAATTCCTCCGGGTCCTCAGAACGAAATACCAAAATATGGTCTTCATTGATTCCCCGGAGGAAGTAGCCGCTTGTGTTCATATGCCTATTATAGCATTCAGCGGTAGTCTCCGCTACCACCGATAACTCCCCGCTCAGCGCGGGAATTCAACTTGTCTAGATTTGCCTGAGCGATATCACCAAGACTGTATCCAAGCTCATCAGCCAACCGAGCCACATACCAGAGCGTGTCGCCAATCTCCTTAGAAATTGCGTCACGCGTCTCGTTTGTAATCGTGCCTCCAGCGTCCCGAAGAATCTTCTTAACCTTGTTAGGAATTTCTCCAGCCTCGCCAGACAGGCCAAGTGTGGTGTACACGATGGCATCTAGACCACCTTCACCAGCACCAGGATAAACGGCTGTCTCTGCGGTCTCTGCTTGGTAAGCATCAAGCGTCAGACTATAATCACTCATTTGGAATCCCATCTACTACACGGAGAACGAGAGTCTGGCCATCGTCCTCAATATCAATTGAAATTGCCTTCGTTCCAACCTGCTTCTTGAATACATCGTATGGAATTTTTACTTCTCCACCAGACTCTTCAACAATAGCCGCGAGAAATGGACCAAGGTCAATCTGCGTTGGTTCGTCCAACATTCCTCCTTAGGAAAGCTTGGCCCCCGAAGGGGCCTGAGATTATCGGAGGATAACCTCATCAAGGAAATATGAATCTCCGTCTTGTGTCTGCTTCAATGTCGCCTCAATGATTGCGCCTTCCTTACAGAAGCCATAAGCCTTGTGGAACATTTGTGGGAACACTAGTACAGGATACAGGTTCTTCTCTTCATCCGCAAGGACTAGGTCCGCCATGTTCTTTCCAGCCTTCGTCTTTCGAGTCTGATTGGAAACAACGTAGTAGAAGCCTTCAGTAAGTTGAGCGAACTTCTTGGTGTACATGTACCTTACGAAAGTGTTATTTGCATCCCGCGTGAAATCACTGATTTCTACATACCGAGCCAATCGCTTGTTAGCAATAAGCATAGCATAAAAGTTACCAGGCGAAACCAGAGTGTCTTCCTTATGGAAGAATGAAGCCTCTCCAGTCTCATCAACAATCTCAATTCGAGACCATCCCTGACCACGCTTTACATTCTTTACCATTCCCATGACAGCGCATGTGTCACCTTCACGGAACTGATTCAATGGAGTAAATTGTGCCCTCACTCCATCAGGCATATCAGGAATTCGGAATGCAGGAATATTTAGGTATTCGTAGAAATAGTGACGCTCATCTCCACGCTTAGGATTGTCAGGGAATGTTGCTGCACCAATCGCATTCATTGATGTCAAAACACGAACATTGAGTCCGTTTCCCTTCTCTTTAACCTTGGCTTCCAATTCCGCATAGTTTGCATACGGTCTTTGAGCAATCAACTTCGTAGCAAGGTTCGTTGAGATAAACTTAATGTCTGCCAAACCGAATCTGATGCCATCACCCTCAATGGTGAAGTCAATCTCAGAACTGTTGACGTGAGGCAACTTAATCGGAACCCGCATACGCTTTGCCTCAATGAGGTATGTCGTGAGCGCTTCCTTCTTTTCCTCGTTGCGCATCATAGCATAAACGAATTCTACTGGATAGTAGACCTTCAGCCATGCAGTCCAGTATGAAACCATGGAGTATGCAACAGCATGGGACTTATTGAACGAATAGCCCGCGTGAGCCTCAAAGTCATGCCACAACTTCTCAGCGACCTTCCTGTCAACCTTTTCAGAAGCACCATTTACGAATTCAGCCTTATACTGCTCAAACTCGCTAACATCCTTCTTCTTACCAATAATCTTACGAACCTTATCGGCGGTTGCCATTGACATTCCAGCCAATTCAGTCATAGCGAGCATGACCTGCTCCTGATACAGAACCTCACCATAGGTCTCTTCAGTGAAGGACCGCATAACCTCGTGAGGATACGTAACCTGAGATTCACCATTCTTTCGAGCGATGTACTCAGCACCAATGGTATTCATTGCACCCGGACGAACAAGAGCGTTAGACGCAGCAAGTTCAGCAAACGAGTGAACTCCACCCATAGTAGTAATCAGTCCTGTATAAGGACCAGCCTCACACTGGAACACTCCCTTTGTGTGACCCGCCGAAATCATGTCGTAGACCTTCTTATCCTCAAGAGGAATGTCGGTCAGAACAATCTTTCGATTGTGGTTCTTTTCAACCATTTCAATAGCGTCACCAATAACTGCAAGAGTCTTTAGACCAAGTGCGTCCAACTTAATCAGACCAAGGTCGGCCGCCTCATTCATGTCTAGGGCCACTAGAGCCCTACGTGGAGCCGTCTTATCCTTTGGGTCGGCAGCAGTCTCCATCGGAGCATACTTTGAAATAGGCTCCTTTGAGATAACAATACCAGCCGCATGCATACCAGTCTGACGAATACGACCACGAAGCTCCAGAGCCAACTTCTCAACCTCAGGATACTTCTTACGGTAAGCCTCAGTTGCAGAAGAAGTCTGATACTCCTCAAAGGTAGAGATTGTCTTGAGTGCTTCATCCGTCTCTGCCTGCTCAATTCGGAATACACGAGCAGCGTCGCGGACAACACCCTTATCCTTGAAGTAACCCACTGTAGCAATAGATGCAACGTGAGTGAACTTCCTGGTTAGGTAATCCTTTACCTCATTGCGCCTACGGTCCTCAAAGTCTGTATCAATGTCAGGGAAGTCATTTCGTTCCGGGTTAATGAATCGGAAGAACAGAAGCCCATACTTGATAGGGTCAACTTCAGTAATACCAAGAGCGTAGTTAACGAGAGAACCCGCACCAGAACCACGACCAGGACCAACAAGAATTCCCTGGTCCTTTGCCCACTTAATGGTGTTAGCCACAATGAGAAAGTAGGTTGAGAAATCCTTGTTCTTGATGATTTCAAGCTCTTCATCAAGGCGTGCTACATACTCAGGCTCCTTGTCGAGACCACGATTACGCAAACCGGCTCGGGCCTTCTTTTCCAGAAGGTCATCAGGATTACCATTCTTTGGCCTAGGAAGCAGGTCAAGATTCTGATGGAATGGATACTCTTCAATTCGAGAAGCAATTACTTCAGTATTCGTTACAATGTCTTCCCGATTAAATCCATTATTCGCAAAATCATTAAGCTGCTCTTCAGCAGACTTGAGATAAATCTGGATTTCTTCGAAAGACATCATTCGGTCAGGATATAGATAGTTGAATCGCTCCAGCATATCCATCTTCTGAGACTTACTGAACTCGAACTCCTTACCAAACTTAGGCTTGGTAGAGAGAATCAGCATAGCCTCTTCAATCCACAGGTCTTCCTTACGCGCGTAATGGCAGTCGGAAGTTACAACCGGCGGAATACCATTTCTATCGGCAATCTCGAATAGAGCCTCATTCATTGCCTTTGGATTATGTGCCTGAACTTCAATGTAAAACCGGTCTCCCAGAATATCCTTGAATCTGAGGGCAATGTTGTGAGCCTCATCAACGTTACCCGCCTCAATTGCCTTGCACAGCATGCTGTTGAGGCAACCAGACAGAACGATGAGACCTTCGTTGTGCTCCTCAAGAAGCTCCATATCAATTCGTGGCTTGGAGTAAAAACCTTCGGTCCACGCAGCCTCGTTCAGCTTATTCAGAGTCTTTAGACCCGTTTCCCCCTGAGCCAAGATGATAAGGTGGTTATAGATGTTGGTACCATCAGAACGCTTGTTCTTGGCACGACGGTCAAAGCGGTCGGTAGGCGAAATGTAAGCCTCAACACCAAGAATAGGAACAATACCAGCATCCTTGGCTGCCTTCTGGAATTCACGGTGACCAAGAAGAGTTCCGTGATTAGTCTGGGAAAGGTGGGTCATGCCCAGTTCCTTTGCCCTGACCATATATTCCTCTGGGGAATTCAGTCCATCCAGAGTGGAATAGTAATCATGCAAATGTAGTTCTGTGTAAGCCAAAGCCTTTTCTCCTTAAAATTCTCTGTGACAGTTATAGGCTAATCGGTCACAGCTTCTTTAGTTTCTTCGCCACTACAAAATTCATCGTGACGACCTTCAGGCTAATCTTTCTGTTAGCTCGATGCATCTGATGAATCAGTCTGTGACATGGCTGACAAACCCCAGTGAGGTCTGACATAATCTCACGACCGAAACGGTCATATGTATTATGGTGAACGTGCAGTTGTTTTCTGGAGCCGCACGCCTGGCACTTTCTACCATACAATGCCCAATACCTACCACACACAGCTTTCCACCGTGGGCTTCTGATATATGTCTTGTACTCTTGTGTGAACTCAAAGCTCATAAGCTTCACTATAGCAAAGAACCCCGAGGAAATCAATCCTCGGGGTCTTCACAAAGTCATGTCACCACTCGTCATCCATGGAAGCAGCAGGGGAAGGACGAGAAGTCTGAGCAGTACCGGAAGAAGCAGCAGGAGCAGAATCCTCCTGGTAAACAGCACCGTAGTATTCGGCCTGCTTCTCGTACTCTACCTCACGAACAGCAGCCACGTCAAGGTCAAAGACCTCAACCTTACTGTCGTCAAGAGGCTCATCCCTCAGACGCTTCAAAAGCCACTGAGTGGTCGTACCCTCACCGGTCTTGTTGATTCGGTAATTAGCATTCGTGATGCTACCCTCATCAACAGCCTCTTCAATGAGAGCCTGTGCGAAACTGGAGTTGGCGTTACGAGTCATAATGTAAACCTTAGGACCATCACCAAGGTCTGCAAGGACATTGATGTAAAGGTTCTGCTTCTGACGCCATCCCTCCTTGTAATTCATCTTGTGACGCTCGCAAGCGTAGCACTCACCATCGTCGGTAGTGCAAAGTCCACGACGCTTCCAACCATCAGGACCAGGAGCATTGTGCTCGGTCGCGATGAATCCAACGCCACGGTCCTCGCGGTAATTCTCCATCTCAGGGTCAAGCTCCTGAAGGAAACGAATAATAACACTCGTCTGTCCCTTACCGAACTTGAACCAATCTGCCTTTGGGCGGTTACCCGCCTCAGCACGCTCCTGCTGAGCCTGCTGGTTTGCCTTGATGGACGCGAGTCCCTTAATCGTCTTAGCCATTTTTGTTTTAATCTCCTAGTATGTTTGAGCCTTCAGCGAGGCTTCTTCTACCATTGTACCAGACTGGGATGCCCGATACAAGCTTGGGAGGTTGACCCTCCCTTCCCTCAGTATACGCCCCATTCACTATATTCATAATGGTCAACTGCGTTCTTGAGGCACTGGCGAATTTCATCATCTGTCATATCACCAGCGTCCTTTGCACTATTCGGATATACAATGCCATCTGAATATGATGCCCAAAGGATATCCTTCATGTGGAGACCCGCCGCAATTGTGGCACCTAGGTCTCTTCCAGGATTGTGGCCTGCACATAGAGTCAGACCACGCTTCTTGCACTTCTGACAATTCTTATAAAGATGCTTTTCTTTCTTATCGAAATCAGTCATAATTACAATTGTTGAGAAATGCTTATTCAGTTGGTCGAAATGGTAAGGACTAAAGTTTCCACCAAGACAAGCAACCACGTTTGGATATCCAGCCTGATGAATTCGCATCGCATCGAAAGAGGCTTCGCACACAATTACTGTGTCACCGTGCTTCTTTGCCCTGTGCATATTCCACAAGGTCTTACTGGTTGGAAGACCACGAGAGTTCTTGAAGAACTTGTTCTCTGTATCGGCAGGTCTTCCAATTACACCTACTGGCAATCCCTTCCCATTATGCATGGGAACTGCAATGATGTCTTTCTTGGCAGAGAATCCGATTCTAAAGAATTCAAGAATTTCTTCTTCGAACCCGCGCTCTTCTACCATATACCTAACAGCTTCCGGATTCTCCCAGAAGTCTTGGTACATCCTGTCCAGCGTAGTTTTTGGAAATTCGATAAAGTCAACTACAGGTTCGAGAGACTTAGCAAACTGCTCTTCATATGCTTGTTCAGTTTCACCAGCCTTCTTAAGAATCAGTCGTCTTGCGGCAAACTCATTTCTGTATGAGCCGTCTCGCATCGGAATCTTCTTTACCAAGTCTACCAATGTGCCAGACAAGTTGCAAGAGTGATTGAAGCAAATATACGCTCCGCTAGTCCTGGACACACTGAATGATGGTGTAAATCGATTTCCGTGGAATGGGCAGAAACACAGGAAGTCATTCGTGGTCTCGCCCTCAACATCTACTCCACAGGCTTTGATGGTGGCTTCGACTTGATTGGGGGTGTAGGTCTCATAACTTCGGTCCCATTCACCATCCCTTCTACTTCCCATGAACGCCTCCTTCCAATATATACACCGTACACCGAAAGAATGAATTCATACGATTCTTTAGGTCTAATGTAAGATGTTGACCAATAAGGACCTAGGTCTAGTACGGGTACATAGCCTAGCTCTCTCATTTCCTTTACGATGATGCTCTCGTATAGAGAACGGAGCCGGGCGAAATCAGCATCATCACCAATTTCGCCTGACAGTCCGAACTTCTTAATAGTCTTGTGCATGTATCAAAGTGCAAACTTCTCTTCAACGATACCCCGGTCGATATCCCAGTCGAGATAGAAGTCGAACATTCCACCGTGACGATTCTTGCGACACACAATTTCAATCAGATTCGATTCTTCATTGCGGTGCACAGCGAATGCCATGTCGGCATCATATTCAATTGCCTTTGACCAAGCAACCTGACTCATCATCGGAGGCGAGTCACGGTCAGACAAATCAGACTGAGTAGCAGCCGTAATATCGATAAGCGGGATATTGTTAGTAACAGCGAGCATCTTAAACTCTCGCGAAACCGCCATTCCTCGCTCGGTCGGGCTATTGCTCTTTCCATTATTCTGGAAGAGCTGGTGATAGTCGCAGATTACCAAATCTGGCTTATGCTGGTCAATCTTAGCCTGAACCGTGTTCGGGGTCACATCACTTAGACCCTCATTTGATACTACCACGAAACCACTCTTGTTATCAAACCTTCGCTTACCCCAAGCGTGGAAATCGTCAATATTGACGTCTCCCTTTGCGAAATCGCTTGCTCGGAAAAGGCCGGAACCCATCATGGTGTAGATTCGGTCACGCATATTTTCAGGTGACATCTCAAGAGAAACAATCATCGGCTTAAAGCCCTGCTCCCATGCCTTACATGCAAGGTAAGAGGTGAACCACGTCTTTCCCTTACCAGGCCAACCAATAGCCACAATGAGGTGGCCAGGTGCCATACCAGTAGGGTATACAGAGTCAATAGACTTGAAGGTGGTTGGGATACCAGGACTACCGAGTGCTGCGCTACGCTCCTTCACTGCTGCAAAATGCTGCTCAGCAGCGAGAAAGTCAGTCACGTCAACGTCTCGAACGTTATTTGTAAACCGCCCCAACTTTGACAGAGCGGTATTGGCTCGGTCCAGGACGTGACCAGGTGCGTCACCATCCTTCAGAGCAGTGTTAGCCTTAAGGAATACATTCTTAATTCTTGCCTTAAGGTAATCGTTCTTTAGTTCATCAAGATAGAACTCGGTTTCAGCCTTTACTTCTTCCGGCTCGAATTCTTTGAAACGTTCCACAAGATGGTCAACATCTGGAACTGACTTGTATCGGTCATAATAGTCTCGTAGACCCTCCCAAACATCACCATGTGCAACGAATAGGTCATCTACATTATCTGCATAGAGGACAGAGATATCCTTGTTCTTGCAGACTGCGCTAATTACCTTTGCCTCAGCGGTCATTCTTAGAATCCCACTCCTTTACCTTTTGCTCAGTCTGCTTGCGCAGTTCTGCTCTTTTTGCTTCGTCCTCCATGCGCTCCTCCATGAACTGATAAACTCTATCATAGTTCTGAAGAAGGAAATCGACAGGGTGACCTTGCTTTGCCGTTCTGAAATAATACTCTACCACAGTCCGTGAATCTTCGTAGCCAAGGTCAGTCACCATGTCTTGAAATCCCCACTTCACACGGAAGCGGTTCACCAGAGGCTTACGAAGATACTTTTCTTCGAAACACTTCTCGTAAAGAGAAATAAGGCCGTACGCCTGCTTTGCTACCGTGTTAGTGGCCATCTTACTCCTTATTCGCCTTCAGCTCAGATTCAACCTCAGCAACCTTCTCAAGCAACTTCTGCTCGGTCCAAGCATATACCTTATCAAAGGTCACGTTGGGGTTGCCAGTACCATCAGCCTCAAGGCCAATGTCAACACGAAGGGATTCAAAGTTTCCCATATTACGAGTATATCCCAGAGTCACCTTTACACGATGACCCGGCTTTTCCATTTCATGCATCTTCTGCAATTACCTCCTTAGTAGGTTCATCAATCTTTGAATCAGTAGTAAATCCAAAGATACGCTTCTTACCCTCTGGTTCGTCCTCATCATCTTCATCTTCGTCATCAACGACAACACCAAGACGTTCAGCGAGTCCAATCCACATGGCAGCAGCATCCATCAACTTTTCAACATTCTTTGATTCTACCGCTAGATACACCGCCGCGTCAAGCGTGGCAGCAGCCTGCAAAAGAGCGACACTACCGTTGAGGTCATCTCCAATGGGCTCGTATGTAGGGGTCTTAACCTTTACCAATCTTGCTCCTTCCACATGGGGATGAACTCCCCGCTCTCCGACTTGATGTATGTGACAATATCATGTCGCATCATCGCTCGCAACTCCATCTTGGATGGAATGCTAGCCGGGGTAATTTGACCATCTCTACGGGGTCTTCCCCTATGAACAGTCATAATGTAATCATGCAATCCATACACATCCTCTTCAGAGAAGTAGTATGTACCAGGATTTTTATTACCATCTAGAGTGTAGATTCTTTGTGGCCTTACAATGTTTCCCTTAATGATATCCCACTTAATTGTGGTTACATTTCGTCCAATCATTTCAGCCACTTGCTTTAGTCTAAAAGCCCGGCCATGTCGCTTACGAACATCAGACCAGACATAGCCCACGCGCTTTCCCTGAGGGAAGTTCCAACAAACAACAAAGTCCTGAGCGCGAGTGACACTCAGGACTTTGTGCAGGTCTCCATTGAGGTAGAAATACCTCAGCTTGGGAGACTTACGGTTGCGGCGTGAGCGTGGCTTACTTCTGTTTTCCATAGCCATGCAGCAAACCTATTCTTCGTCTTGTCTAGCATCCAGCGTTCACCGCATCCGATGCAAAACAGTTCTACGTGCTTCTTCTCAGAGTAAACTCGGTCTAGAAAGACCCTTCCTGAGCATTTGTTACAGTACACCAGGTGCGCCAATCGTGTTGGCTGGCTTGTTAGGCACAGCATAAACACCAACAGCACCGAGCGCAATAACAAGAACCTGAAGCAACTCAGCAGTTGAAACGCCATCCGTTACAGCGGTTACGAAGAAAGTCAGAACTGTAGTGATAACAGCAAGAACTGCCTTTGTGTAACGTGAACCTGGAACGTTAGGGGCTGCAAAAACAGCAGCAGCACCAGCAGCAGCAATTCCTACGTTAATCCACTCTACGTTACTAACAACGTTGTCTGTCATAGCAGCAACAATTGCAGTAACCACGGTGGCTAGAACTGCAAATAGAGACTTGGCATAAGCCATATAGGTTATACCTCCTTTACATTCATCTACGCCCATTATAGCAGGCTTGCCTTCCTAAGCGCAATCAGCCCTGGAAAATCTTTCCATCGACTACACAAGTGTAATCAGGAGTGATAGGAACGAATTGGAGTCGAGCAATGCCATTTACGACATGCCCAATTCCGAATCCAAGTTCCCATGAAGGGTTGATTGTGTACCTTAGCCCGTAGGCATTCGGGTCACACATATGTCCAGTGCCTAGACCAACTAGCGTTGCACCAGTCATAGGGTAAGACTTAAATACTACACCGCCTCTATGGTCATGACCACGTGCGAGCGAGATATTGTAGTTGTCGATGTCTGCCTTTACGGCTAGACCAGTCGTTGTTGTCGTCGCTCCATGATGTACATGAATCCCGCCGAATCTTTCCATCGGAGGAAGGTCATAGAGTCTCCAGGAAATTCCTAGGTCATCCAAACCCCACAGCATATTTGGTGTAATCTCGTCAATATATCCAGGAGCCTTCTTATCCATATACTTGAAAATCCGAATATCATGATTTCCTAGACTTACATGGATATCGCAATTCTTATGATTGCTTCTAAGGTCTGTATAAAACGCTCGTGCTCCTAGAGCATTCTCCTTCACAAAGGGAAGAGGGGAAAGCCTACGACGAAACTCTTCGTCCGACTCGCCTTCTGCCTGCTTCTCTTTCTTTAGCTGATTGAAGAATTCATCTGTAGTTCCATCTGAGAATGAACTGTACTCTAGCTGGTCATCAATATCACCAGTAATGTCCATTGCGTCAGGCTTCCAAGACTTCATAGCCTTCATGAAAAGTGCGAGTGCCCTCTTATCATGATAAGGAATCTGCAAGTCGCCTACTCAAACAAACGCCCATTTAATCATGTTAGGGTCGCTCATTTGCATCACCTCCAAATAGTCAATGCTTACGTGTTCCGCCGAGAATTTCGTTGCGGAAAGCTTCCCAAGTCTTCAGTTCTGACTGCTCTGAGTTCTTGTACCCTACAGTGTAAGCAGCAAAGATAGCTAGGAGACCTAGGATTACACCCAGCAAAAATACGCCAATGGAGAATCCAATTGCTTGGGGGACACTGACTCGCACTTCCTTTTCTTCTACCCGTACCTTTGCAGCAGGAGTAGCAGTCACGTTCTCTGTGATTGTAGGAGACACTGTTCGCGCCCCGCCGGTTTTTGTTGAAGAGCTTGATGGTTCTACTGTAACACCTGGAGCCCGGTTCTGTCCACCTGGACGAACTGTGACCGTAACGGTTGGCCCTGGAACACCTACACCAGGAACCTCAACAGTTCTTGTTGGACCAGGAACAGGCACTCTGATTGTTGGACCCTGAATCGTAACGGTCGGTCCTGGAACCTGAATTCTGACTTCCTTAATTGGAGCAGGAATTCTTACTAGCTCCTGACCAAGAAGGGTTACAACAACATCGTTACCTGATAGACTGACACAGATTTGACCCAAAGTGGAAGATTCACACTCTTGGGCTTGAGCACTACTCGGAAATGCGAATAGGACCAGCAGCGCCAGTCCTATCGCGATAAGCGCCTTCTTCATTATCTCAGTATAACTCAGGCTACTTTCAGTGTCAATCTATCAGCACGGTCATGCTCCTTGCGCGTGCATACGAACAAGTTCCACCATGAATTATCCGTCTTATCTCCAGAGATATGATGTACCGTCTCCCAAGACTTCAGGATTCTTCCTACACCCTTCTCGGCTGCAAGTCTATGTTCGTAATACCACCCGCCCGAAAAACTCTTTGGATGCTCTGGTACCCAGACCAGAATGTATCCATTAGGGTTAAGGCGTCGGTCGCGTCTATGCCACTTCTGTAGTGGAATGTACCTCATAGACACGCCTCCTTCCAATTAGTATCCCATCGCAATCCAGTTGATGTAAATCTGCTTAGACAAGTAGTGAGACTTCTCTAGTGTAGCCGTAGCTGCACATACGGTAAAGCCTCTATGGTCTGGAACATATCCAGTACCTTGAATTCCCCAATGCGAAAGAATCATTCTTCGGTTATATGGAGAGGTAACGCTTGTAACAATTACTGGCTTAGACCCAACTGTAAAGAAAGAACCAAACATAATGTTCTTTGTGTAGTAGTGAGCCTTTCCCGGAGCAATTGTAGCTGTACCACAGGCAATCTTAATACCGCTATCCTTCTTCAGCGAATACGAGTTGTAATACAACTTCGGAGCCCGCTCAAAGAGGTAACGAGTATTGTTGACCATAGTCATCAACTTGTCAGTTGCTAGATACTCATTGGCACCCCAATTAACATCCTTAAAACTTGAAACAGCCAATTAAATTAGCACCTCCCCATCCATGTGTAGATTTGCTTCCTCTTGGGAAACAACAATAATCAAATCCCGATTCAAACCGTACTTATCATAAACATCTGGAGATTGGATATGACGCTTCCTATTCTTTGAAATCAGGTAAGTCTTTGAATCAGAGATATTCTGAATGAGGGCACCATCGCGAAAACCCATGGTTCCTACAATCTTCAAGTGCTTAATTGCTGCTTCTGTGCTCTGGACAATTGGTGCACTCCAGCTCACCATTGCTCTTTGAGTCTTGACGCGATACCTCCCATTCTCACGAATCATGAAAAACCCGGCCTCAGTAATGACAAAGAGGCCATACGGGTAATCAGTTCGAGTAGTTGGAATGGGTGGCAGTTCAGGCGTCTTGCGACGAAACGGCCACATCTTCCGCTGGAACCTCCTTAGCAGATTCAATCTGAGTCTGTAGCTCAGTAATCTTCTCTGCCTGCTCCTCTAGGAGCAAGGATGCCTCTGCTCGAATGCTGGCTAGCTGCTCTTCATAGTCCGCTACCTTTGCTGCAAGACTCTGCTTAAGAGCAGTAATAGTTAGTTCCAACTTCTTAGTGTTATTCATAAATTCTTTTAACTTCTTTCTCTCTTTAATATTATAACCACAGACCACTGGGGTCTGTCAACCCTTGTGATAGATTGTTAGCTTTCCGTAAGAAGAGCTGCTGCTCTTGCCGTACAGAACTGCATAATCTGAGGTTGTGCTACCATAGACACCGAATCCTTCAATACGGTTTGCTGAGGTAGCGTCTACGATGTTATTGTACCATGATGATGGAACCGTTACGGTCGCTGCCTCACCACGACTCAAGAATACGATATCATCACCGTCTGAACCTTCATTGGTCATTCCACCTACAGGGTCACCGGATGGCTTGCTCTGGTAAAGGTGTCCACGAAGATTGATTCCAACCCCGGCGTTATTACCGTGAGAAGTTGAAAGTCTCTTCAGATAGATAGTCACCTTTGTTGGAGTTCTAACAACGCCACCTGTTGATAGCTTTGAATAGATATTAGCCCCATAGAAATACAATCCTCTATGGTTGTCATTTCCTGTCCAGTCACCCTGATAGACCTCGTCACCATCGTTTCTCCACATACCGCCGTAGCCTAGACGGTATGAGCCAGAGCTAGATGGAGAAATGCTCACTGGGCTAGCTAGCAAATAGCGTGACGCGCTTACATATGTTGAGTGGTTGCCTGTCGCATCGTAAGAAACCACGCGATAGTAAATTGTCTTGTTGACTGGAAGACCAGAGTGCGTGTAGGTCTTTGCCTGTGAAGCAGTACCAGTTACGTTAAGCACTGTACCATCAGTTGTCAAGGTCTTGACGCCAGAAGATGCAATGGTAACTGTTGGGTAACGGTCAGACCTCCAGATAATCTTGACACCCTTCGTATCAGATGCGCTTGGGTTCGTCCAAGAAAGCTTGTATGAACCTGTTGAGGTACCAGAAGATACCGCAGAAATTGCGAAACTGGAAGGTGTTCCAGGAGCAGTAGTATCAGTTCCCGGAGTAGATGCAGTTGTTACAGCATTGATTGGGAATGAAATCATATCAAAGGAAATGTTATTCATTACAGGACCAGCATAAATGATAACTGGACCAGTTGGCTGAATCTGAAGCGTCATAACACCAGAGGTTGTAGTACCATTCCAACAGGTACCAGTTACGTAGTAGAATGATGGTGGGCGATAACCCGCCGGAAGCGTGAACAGTGTGCTACCGACTGCACCAAGTGCTGAACCAGCGCCTCTTAGATAAACCCTTCCGTGATTCTTTGCATAAGCAATGGCACGGTTGGTGTCAAACTCAGTGATGTTGGTAAGCGTTGGCCTTGTCCAAACCATATCTCCATCAGTAATAAGATTTCCATAAATGCGGGTATCCATTGTAGTGACTGATGAGTCCGGATTAGGCTTTGTAGCAATAGCGAATGCTCCGTCTGGACCAGTGATAGCAGTCTGGCCAGGGAATGAAGCATCGTTCAAACCGTAAAGTCGAATAGACTGTTGCTCATCAGCATCAGGACCCCAGAATGTCATCCATGCAGAAGCACGCTGACCACTAGAGTCAGTGTAGTCAATCATTCTCCAAGCTGCTGTACCCGCCTGAGACTGAGCAACGAATCCCTTGTAGTATGGAGCGTCTGGCTTTCCGCTAGCTCCCACAAGACCAGATGGAAGAATAAAGTCAGAATCCGCCGAAATTACAGCACCACGTGCACGAATTGTTTCAGCATTCAATTCAATCCTGCTTGCAGAACCAGAACGGAAATCTGTCTTCTGGTTATTAGCCTCAAGCTGGACATCTTCAATAAGGACAATGTCACCAGTGGCACCATTGAACCAAGAGAATGAGAATTCAATTGTATAGCATGTATCTGGTGTAACGACTGGAGTTACGAATGCATAGTAAGTCCAACCAGTATTGGTAATAGACTTTGATACGAAGTATCCACTAATCATTGCACCTGCTTCATCAAGGAACTTAACAACCAATCGAACATCTCGACCAGTAGCAGTTCCCATCATTGCATAACCAGAAACAGTAATCATCTGTCCAACCAATTCCTGATTACCAAGAACTGAGACCTGATACTTACCTAGAAGCTCTGTGGTAGATGGGCTGGAAATTGTTCCAACAGCCTGAATCTGAAGTGATGTGTCATCTTCTCGTCCAGTTGTCTGATTCCAGGATAGGGTTGTATTCGCCATTCCTGTCCAACCACTAATTCCAGACTGGAATGAAGCATCGTATAGGTAGTTTGGATTCTGGTCCCAGATACCAATGTATGGTCCAGCATTGTAGTCACTCAAAGAGTTGAGTAGTGGTGGAATGATTCGAAGGTGTCCGGCATCATTGCTATCACCATCAGTGATATGTCCAATCATACCCGGCTTCTTTTCGTCAACCTCTCCAGTCCAGAATCTCACTGCATGGTCAAACTCTGTACCATCCTGAATATTCTCAATAGACACAGACTTTACACTCTGTGAATTACCAGTAGTGTCCACCTTTGCAGGGGCACCAGAGTCATAAGCCTCAATAGAGAACTGGTCAAGCTGAGCGATAGAACCAGTAGCAACATCGAACTCAACGTAAGGGACCATGTATCGAACTTCCTGGTTAAAGGAAGCTGGAGTGTATGGGTCAAGGTACTGTCCAGCGGTACCGAACTTACCTGTTGCTCCATTACCACCACGACCCTTGATGTAACCAGTAATGGTAATCCAGTCAGCAGTAGTTCCAGAAGAACCCGGAGAAGCTGTAGGCATTTCAAGATTATTCGCACCCATCATATACTGAGAGGCTGTATACGTTGAAAGAAGGCTATAGTCAGTAGGCATGATGTGACGCTTGGTGGGCGTAGTAGCAACATCGACATAATCATAGTCGATAATGTAATTAGCATTGTCCATACCAAACAGACCCATCTTAATTCTAGGTGGGGTTGTGATTGTTACTTCATCGAACCATCCCTGAATTCCAGTAGTCTGAGTTCCAGTGATACCCGCCTGAATTTCGAAGGATGCTGTTACCGCACCAATGGGTGCAGTTCCCTGTGAAGAGAATGGAATCCAAGTAATTCCGTCGATAGGAATTGCTACACCACTACCATCTACAGGAGGGGCCATATCGTTGAATGTAGTGGAAATAGTCGTTCCACCAGAGTTCTTCCAAACGATATTCATCTTAAGGTTGTCACGGATTACTGTGCTGTTAGGAAGTACACGAGCACCAAAGGTATACGTGTACCCTTCCTTGACGTTCACAACGGTTCCCATTCCATAGACACCAACAGAGGTACCTACCTGGTCCCATCTAACAGAGGCTACACCAGCATAATGCTTTGTAGTATCTCTTGTAATAGAGTTTGAACCATAAGCGAACCAACCCGTGGTATTTGTTTCAAACCCGGCGTTTGTGTTAATCGTAGCAACGTCGTATGCACGGACACGAGCTGAAATCCTGTAAAGAATCGTTGGGTCGTAAGCTACCTGCTTAACACCAGTACCGTTACGGAATACAAGTCCTGGTCCAGTGAATTCGAATAGTGATTCAGCAGAGTAAGCACCAGGGTCGGTCTTCTGAAGAACAGAACCGTATGTCAACCAAAGTGTGGAGTCCTGCATGTAGTCGAACATCTTGGCATTCGCTGACTGCTGGAATGGAGAGTCAAATGCAGTAACCTTAATGGAGTTAACTGCTAGCTGACGGAATTCTGCATATCCATCATTACGAATTGTCCATCCAGCCGTACCCGCCGAATAATTCGCTGAGTGGATTCGACTGTTTACACCATCTGCTGATGGGTTGCTTGGGTCACCAACAACGAGACGCCCACGCACAAGCGCATCACCAAATTGTGCGTTACCCGCCATGTTAATAGACCATGCTGGCTGACCACCCAAGCCATTAGCTGAGGCGGTAGACTGAATCTGACCCGTGCGGATGATGCCACCATCAATTGAGGTAGAACCGGGTGGCTTCCACTGAGAAGGTACGGTGTCCGCAGTAATCTTCTTTTCAAGCTGTAGACCATCCCAGTACATATCTCCTGAGGTATACTGTGAAAGATAAAGAACTGCACTTGTCTGAGTTCCAGAATTGAACGTTCCCCAAATTCTAGTCCAGGTCGATGTAGCAGGAATTGAAGTATTTCCTACTGGACCAGGGAATGAGGCATCGGCAAGCTTGATTCCAAGAGCTGCTGTCTTTGCACCAGCGCCAGTCTTTACATAGACCCAACCAGAGAAGATGTAATCTGTATTTGCCTCAAGCTGGACATTATATCCAGTGAATGAAGGGCCAAGGTAAGTTCTTGAGAATGTTCCAACACCAGTCCATGAAGTCTTGATGCACTGTCCATTGTACTTTCCAATAACATCTACTGCATCTGAGATAGCCCATGTAGACACACCACCATCGTTGAATACGATTAGGTTTGATGTGTACCATGATGGAACAAACTCAAAGTCGGCAAAGGCAGGATGGAGCATGTTATGCCCGTTCTGAAGCTGTAGAGCTGCTGCCTTGATAGTACCTTGGTTAATCTCAAGGGTTGTATTAGAAAGACGCCATCCTGCGACACCAGCCGAATAATTGCTGCTCTGCATAATACCGCTAGCGTTCATGGTGAAGGTAGAACCAACTGTGAGGTTCTGTGAGAACGTCGAATTAGCCTTGATGGTATTTGCATCAAGGCTGTTAGCGATTACTCGGTCACCATTAATTGTAGCTGCGGTAATGCGGTCACCATTGATAGTTCCTGCCTGAATATCACCATTAGCAATATAGCGAGGAACACCAGAAACAATGGAAGAATAAGAGCCGACATTTCCTGTTGCGTCTACAGCGCGCACGCGCGTGTAGTAAGTCGTATTAGAGGTAAGATTGGAGAATGCAACAATAGTTCCACCAGTCTGCTTTGTCAGCAGGTTTCCGGTATTGAATGTGTTAGCTGTGTCAATCTGAACCTCATACGTACCGACACCATTCTTTACGTCATTTTCGGTGTTCTCGGTCCAGTAGACAGTCATTGTCGTGACACCAGGACCAACCGTTACTCCAGTGGGAGCAGCAGGAGCCGTAGTATCCTTGGCTGTAGTAATTGGATAAGTTCCGGCGTTCGTGTATGCACTTGAATTACCCTGGAAGTCTACCGCAGAAACCGCAACGTTATATGCTGTATTTGGGCGGAGACCATTAATTCGCGCAGTCGTAACGCCTTCAGGAACATTGATGTATTCCCAAGCTGTTGCTGTGCTGTATCGAACGCTGTAATACTGAAGGTCAGTATCAGCTACACCAGTCCATGAGACATCAATGTAAGCTCGTCCACCAGAAGCATCAGAAGTATCAACAGCCGAAGTAACCGTGACACCGGTTGGTGCGGCTGGGGCGGTTGTATCTACGCCAAGAGAACTTCTTGCTGTAGCATTTGCTGTGGATGCCGATGCAGAAGGGGTATTGAATACATCTACTGCGAGAATCTTGAAATACTGTGGATTCGTAGACAATGTATTGAATACATAAGAATTTCCTAGTCCTGTATAGACTAGGGTATTCTCTGAGCCAGACACAGTTCCCTGATAGACCTGGTAATACTTAAGGTCTGTGTCAGCGTTCTGGTCCCACTTCAAGGCAATAGCATCTGTGACACCTGTTGCTGTAAACCCGGCGACATTTGCAGGCGCTGGATTCGCTACTGTAAGTGTTGCAGATGTTGAAAGATTTCCTGTATTGTCTCTTGCCTTAACCTCAATAGTTACTTGTGCACGAGGAGTTCCCAGAGCATTTACGTTAAGCTCAAATGGGAAATCGAAACGGGCTGAAGTCGTGTAGTAGGTGGCAACGATTCCAGTGTTCGCAGGTGAGTAAACCTTGACCTGGAAATCCTTGAAATCCTTTAGAGGGGTGCCATCGTTATTTGTTGTTGGGCCAGTCCAGACAGCCTTAAAAGCCGTACCTTCAACAGTCCATGTTAGACCGGTTGGTGCGGCTGGTGGCATAATGTCGCTAGTTGTCTGAAGGTCCCAAAGCTGGGACCACTGAGAAGTCTGCTCTCCATTGGTAGCTCTTGCCTGTAGGTGGTAGAGTCTTCCTGGTTCAAGGTCTCTTAGAAGGATTCGGGTCATGATACGTTAAAGTCCAATGCATATTCGACATCCATTGGAGCTGTGTTTGTCTTTACCAATGGTGAGCCAAGAATTGTGTGTGATACCAATACAAAATCCTGGTTAGGTGTATCTAGGTCTTCTACTCTTAGTCCATCAAGGATTACGTAACCCGCCGTTCCTCCAGCAGTTACATCGAATCCAAATCGATTAATATTATCCCAATTAACTGTTCCTGTTGAAGTGAAGTCTCCCTTTCTAAAGGCTAGGATATTATATCCTGTTGGAAGTGCTGAGACTGTCTTTGTCAAGGAAAGAGACCCACTCGAAATGGTGTCTTCAAAAATCATCTTGATTGTTGAGATGTTATTGTTTGGCTTACTGAACGCAAGATAGAATGTGTCATTGGCTGAGTAGCCTGACAAATCCATATCAGTATCTAGACGAGTCTGAGTTGTTGAGCTGATTGCAGCGCTAACCTTTACAGCGTCTTCACTGGTTCTATTTGCTGTAGTGTCTACAGTTACATTTGTCCAGTCCTCAAGGTCTGTATCAAAGGTAGTCAATGTGCGTGAATCGAATTCACCACTGAGATTATTAGCTGCTGAACTCCACAAACCCGCCTCATAAATGCTGAATACAACATCCTGCTCGATAGTTCCCTTGAAAAGAACAACGTTGTTTGTGTAGTCTGCGTTCTTAAGGTCAACGGAAACCCGCTTGATTTCAAAACCAAGCGAGACATCGTTAACTGTTGCTGCTACAGAGGAAACGCCAAGACCGATGGCTGCTCCCAATGATGGGGATTGCCCAGCGAGATAACGCAAAATAAGCCTCTTACCCTCAGTGGTAAGAAGATTCTTTTGCTCGCTAATTAGCTTGCCATCCTGGTAAAAACGGTAAATGCCTCTCATGTCTTAGTAATCCTCACGTCGTATTCTGTTGCGCCTGGAGTATCTTCAAGCTCAATTACAACATCAACGACAGCCTTACCGTCAGGGGCAATTCGTACCTGCTGGTCAATGATGTTCATCCATTGTGGAGTAGGGAGCATTTCTGCTCCCTCCCCATCATCGTCTTCTGGGACGCTCGGAGTTCCTGTACTTCCGTCATCCGTTGATGTACCATCATCATTTACCAGAACATCGTCGGCATCGACAACATCATCATAGGTTACGCCATCCTCTTCTGTAGGGTCTGACGTATCCCCCACACGCACGTCAACAACATCCGGCGGAAGGAAAAAGGCCGGATTAAGCACAACTTCAGGTGCCTGAATAACGTTAGTGGTTTTGATTTGGTCCATATCGTTAATTATATCTTTCGGTCAAGCGAAAGTCAAATTATACGAGTCTAGCTCTCCTGAGATTCAGGGTCGTTGACAATCCATTATCCCAAGTGTTTGAAACTGATGTGACAAAATACTTATGGGTAGAGGCAACCATATCCTTAGGTGGATAGTTAATGGCTACAATATCACCAATCTGAATGAGAGCATTACCAAATACCTCTACTTCAATTTCGTCTGCTGGCTCAGCCCAGTTTGCTACAATCCAGTCTCCAAGAGACTTTGCTGCTGCTTCTGACTGAATCCACTGAGAATTGAATTCAAGTGCAATCTCTCCTCTTGCTCGGACAGCCTGTTCATCAGTGACCACGTAATCCGTAGCCTCAGCCTGCTGAATTGTTCTACCAGTAATCATAATCTTCTGGTCTACTGGGTTGTCCGAACCATAAGTGAGGGTGTCCTCACCATTTACTACTGAGTTCCAGCGGGATGCATTGGCAATGATAAAGTGTGCACCAAACGGGTATCCAACATACTCATCCTGTACAACTTGGTCTTCATTGCTGACATAAAGACTTGAGTAGAGAACCGGAGACTTATCAAATGTTACTTCATAAGGTCGGTATTCATGAACCTGCATACCAAATTCATCGAAGTACCTCTGGTCATACCATTGTGTATACTTGATGGTCTTCTTTCCTCTACGCTTCTGTGCTACTCGTGTACGGGTAACAAAGTCACGATAATACTGGTTAGAGAAATACCCGCCGCGAATAATGTCCAGATATGATTCATTATCCAGGTCGGTTTCTTGAATTCCACCATCGGCCATCATGTAGAAATATTCGTAATCAGCAACGCCATCACCACGGACATAAAGTCCAGCACGACCAGACACAGGAATGTCTGTTCCATTATCAATTACATTGATAACAAGCTGACCGTTTACAAAGACAGTGAATCTAGCAGTGCTAGTCACAACAACATCAATGTCATACCAAGCATTCTCATTAATAGCGAATGCTGCACCCTTAGAAAGCTGAGTTACCGTTCCGTTACTCTTCCTCTTAAGGATACGAATCTCATTTCCAACCTTACGGTCTACGTGAGTCGTCGCAGTGATATCAATTCCATACATCTGGTTCTGGGCTGTATTTCCCCAGACCCAAATTCCGGCATTCATGTTCTTCCCCTTTGGGCTGGTAGGGAATCTCATTCTGGTACCAATGAACTTTGGAGACTCACCAGTCCACGCACCACGACGGGCTGTGTACCAGTGCTTGCTTGTTGCCTTCTTTCCAGTAGACTGGAGACGAAGAATTCCATCCGATACCATAAACTTGGTTCCACCATTCCACAACTTCTGCGTTCCAGAGGTTCCATAATAAGAGCCATTGGTCAACCATACATTCTGAACAAGGTCATGGTCCTGAGCAGTTGTGCTATCGTAGCCACGCTCTTCACATCGCATATACCCGGTGAAATAATTCCTCCAGGAATGCTCTGGGTTAGAAAGCTCATTATCAATCTGCAACTTCTCATCACTTGTGTAAATGACCTTGAAGATTGTGTCATTGTCAATGTTGCCTGTGTAGGTACCGCCCTTCTTATAGTAACGATATCCCTTACCCTTGTACTTGATAAGCTCACCACGCATATTGACCATACCTTCATAAGGCCATGTATCAATATCCTTCTTGTCAATCCAGAAGCGCATATCAGTCTTAAGAATAGCTGTAGTCAAATTAGAGCTACGAAGAACAATAGTGTCGTCTGGCTGCCAAACGATTTCAGAGATTGGTCGTCCCTGAGCATCCTGTGCAAGATTGGTCTTCTGGTACTTGACAGTGACCTTGTTAGCCTCGAAAGCACTTCCTACAGTAAGGTCAACAATGTCTGGCATCTTTGAGCCATTCTGCGCATAGTCAAATGTCCATGTAACAGGCTTGCTCTTATCGAATGCTGAATCTCGTGACTTAATCTGTAGAATACCGTGCTCATCAAAGTAAGCTGCCGACTGTGTTACACGGCAAAGCTCCTGAATGTTATCCCATACAGTCTTCTGGTCATCTGTCCAGAAGAATTGAATCTGGTTTGAAGCTACCTCTGCACTACGTGTGTACTGATAATCAATAAACCCGATAGAATCCAGCATGCGCCAGATAGCCATACCAATAGTGACATCCTGCATCAATTCTGGTAGAGGCTTGACTTCCTGAAGAAACTTTGAAGCATCCTTTAGTGGAATCGAAACTGATTCCTCACCACCGGACCATGCTTCCGAATACATTGTGGCCTGACGAATGTATTCCATTCCTGAGCCACCCCAGTCAGTTACATCAATTGCGAAATCAACAGTAAACTTTACATTAGCATCAATAATTCCCTTATAAGGAGAATCTGCATTATCGTTATTAAAGATTCCATCAATATTAGATAGCGTAATTGAACCGGTATTAGAACTAATTGTTCCAAGAGGAGTGATGAAGTCTGTATCGCCAAGCTCATTCTTGATATCATAATCCATAAGCCTGTCAGACAAATCCTTCTCCAGACGACATCCAAGCTCAATCAAGTTGAACCAAGAGTTGTGTCTGTCCATAGACTTTACGACCAACTTTAGACCACGAAGCTGCATTCCATTCGCACGGTTTTCTGTTGTTGTCCAGGAATTGTCATCCTGTAGATAGAGCAAGAGCTGACCCTTACTGTTTAGGTTCAGGTCTGAAGCTACTGTAGTCCAGGTAGTTCCATTAGTGGTAATCTGAATATCCCACTTTTCTGGACCCGCCCAAGAATCTTCAATAGCGATATAAATCTTGTTTGTCAACACATTGGCTTCATAAACAATATGTGGCCTAATAGGTTCGGGCAAAGTCCAACCACCACCTGTGTAAGGCGTGTCATTTGCCTGAGCTGGACCAGTCCAATACTTGTACTTGGAATCTGGGTCAGCCGTATACGTTCTATATCCACGGACTGTGTCTGAGTATCCCTGAACTACTGCACCTTCACCAGCACGAGCCTTCAGCAAACCCGCCGTTGGTCGGATAGGGTCGATGATGGTATCGATAGGATACATGTCAAGGTCATAACCGTTGGTCTTCTCATCGTACTGATAATTATCTACGGTCGTAACCTTTGTGTATCGGTTGTGGTTCCACTCAGCAATTACACGGGCGCTGGGGAAAAGAGCCTCGCCCTGCTTGAGGGCGTTCTGGTAAAACAGCGAAGCACTCTGCATGTCAGACCTCTTCCAGGCTGACAGAGATTTCCCAAAAGTCTGTGCTACCGCGCTTTACGATGTTCTTTGAGAAGTCACCCATCATTACGGTGTACTCAGAAATATCGCCATCTCCGTCAGTGATTTCCAGGGAGAAGTTACCAGGCACTGTATTGTAGAATGCCTCAATTGCCTCTCCTCCCCAGAAACCATCGACTGTCTGTACTGTCAACTTAGGAAGCATAGTCCATGATGTACTGAAAGTGCGCTTGTCAGCAATGATATACTTTCTCATTGTTCCGTTTGACATACGCTGCTTCTTCTCGATTCTTTCGACATCGATTGTTAGCTGAGCACGATTGTGGTCGGTAATTGCATTACCATTCCAGCGCATCAGTCTCGGCTTGATAAAAGTCATGCTCATGTAATCTGCCTATTCCTTCCTAGCTTACTGTCTCTCTTATTGAGGGCTGTCGTTACAGCCTTCTCTACGTCAATTTCTGTATTGACTGGTCCATAGAAGTTCACATTTACATTGTAATCGTTATTTACGCCCTGGTCAATATTCTGAATTCCATTCTTAAGCTGCTCTGTCAAAGGAGCGGTTAGAACGGCTTCATTCTTGTGAAGCATTGCGTATCCATCATTCATGGTGAACCCGCCCTTCTTCAATCCAGGAATACCGAATGTACCTGGTGGAACAGTCTTTCCTCCACGCCATGTCTCAAAGTGAAGGTGAGGACCAGTTGAATTACCTGTATTACCAGATGAACCAATTAGCTGTCCTGCACGAACATTGCTTCCTGCGCTTACGCCTCTCTTAGAAAGGTGAGCATATAGAGTCTTTTCGTTTCCAGACTGAACAACAATGTATCGGCCGTATGAACGATACCCGCCGTTTCCTGCACCACGAAGGTCAGTAGAAGTTACAACGCGACCATTCATGGCTGCTCTAACTGGAGTTCCAACACCTACACCAAAGTCGGTAGCGCGAGGAAGGTTGCTGTGGTGGTACCAGTCACGAGAGACAGGACCAGAAACAGGCTTCTGCTTCTTTCCGCTTCCTGCTCCGGAGAATGCTTCAAATCCAGTTCCAGCAACAACCTGCTGAGCCATTGCCTGCCACTTAGCATAAGCCTCTGGGAATCCAGAACGCTGAACTGCCTGAGCCTGCTGAGTTAGGCTGAGCTTGTGTCGGCCCTTCATTGCGAGCAAGGAATCGAAGAACTTGTGGGCAGAGTATGAAGGATTCATAATCTGCTCCTTTGTTCCCCAACCCTGGCTAGGACGCTGCTGGAATAGACCAATAGAGTCACGGTCACCATATGGAAGGTTACGCAGTGTAGATTCCTGCATAGCAGTCATAATCGATACGATAAGGTCAGAGTTTGTTGCTCCCATTCCCTTACCGACACCAATAATGGTTGCTGCATTCTTCATCTGCTCAGAATTTAGATTGATACCGCCGTACATTCCGGCCTTACCAGGAATTCCCATTCCATCGATACCAAATCCGGCTGCCTGGTCACCTGCGGCCTGAACACCCATTTCTGCTGCTGCTTCAAACATTCCAGCAAGGCCAGAAGCGTAAGCTCCCACAAGACCCATCTGGGTATTATCAGCGCCACCAATTCCTCCGGTGCCCTTTCCGCTATTGATTTGGTCAAGAGCGCGGGTTCCGAGAGACTTGTGAGCCTTTCCACTAAGAACATATTCGTCATTCTTTAGCAGTGCGAATGATTCGTCACGGCGGATTCCAGTTCCCCAGTTACGTCCACCACGGTTATCGTACTTGGAGTTTCCAGAAACAGGACCACCCTTGTGTCGAGTCTTTGGCTTAGACGGAGCCTTGTAGTTCTTTGGAAGGTCACCAGTCGTAACCCACTTCATGAATTCTGATGTGGACATTCCGAATCCACCATCAACCATGCTCTGAGTTACAGAGTTACCAATAGACTTCCAGTTGATTGTGTTCTTAAGGTCAGCAGATGCTTCCTTGATGTGGGCTGTAAGTCCGTCACCAATTGTCTTAGACCATCCATTACCCTGAGCCTTTAGATTGATTCCGTACTTCTTGTAAAGACCCTCAATTGTGGAAATCTGCTTCTGATATTCCTTCTTATTACGAGGAATAGAAGCACGAACAGCAAGCAACTCAAGCTCAAGAGTCTTCTTTGCACGCTCAAGCTCCTTACGCTTAGCCTCTGAATCACGCTGAGTCTGCTCCTGGATAGCCTTCTTCTGAGCCTCAATACCCTTACGGTAGCGCTCTCTTTCAGCATCCAAAGCCTTCTGGTAACGCTCACGCTCTGCGGCAAGTGCCTCAGTCTCGCGCTCCTTCTTGGCCTCTAGAGCCTTCTTTTCAGCCTCTTCGACCTTCTTCAAAGACTCTAGACGCTTATCACGAGCGGCTTCAATGGTGGTAATCTGACCTTCCATCTTAGCCTTGTTAGCGTCAGACTGAGACTGGCTAGAGTTAGCAGCATCGTCCAATGTCCAGGAATCCTGGGTTGAACTGATGTTGTTCATTACCTTAGCGGCTTCGTCAAGGTTTCCAGTGTTAATAGCTGTATTGAAATCAATTCTCTGATTAGCAATTGTAGCCATTCTTTCCATACGAGTCTTCTCAGCCTCGAAAATCTTCTGCCGTGCCTCTTCAGCCTTCTCCTCAGCATCGATAGCCTTCTTGATGTTATCGATTCTCTTGTTATATCCGTCCTCTTCCTTCTTTAGACGGGCATCCCAACGATTATCGAAATCATCCATAATCTTATCCCAGCGCTTGTCGAGATTCTTTGAGCGCTTATCGAATCGCTTGTCAGCAGCTTCTCCACGAGCATCAAATCTTGCGTCCTGCTTTTCTGCGGCTGCGTCTAGAGCATCTTCACGTCGCTGTCCACGGTCTTCAATTGCCTGAACCTCTGCGTCTGCACGCTCTGACCAGATTTCATCGGCTGCGCCCAAGGCATAATCCTGAGCACCAGACATTGACTTCTGTCGGGCGTTGTTTAGGTCATCAATTGTAAGAGCAGCATCAGCCATTGCATCTGCATTGGCCTTTACCTTTCCGGTAGTTGCATCAGTAGCAGCACCAAACTGGTCAGTTACGTTTCCAGCCTTTTCCAAACCGGCGTTAACTCGGTAAATGTTAAGGATACGAAGCTGCTCAGCCTTTGAGAGATTGCCCTGGTCACGATAAGCCTGCATAAGAACTCGCTTATATACAGCCTGTGCGTCAGCAACAGTCATGGTAGCCATGTCAAGCTTTCCGTAAAGGTCTTCTAGAGTCTTTACATTCTTGACATCTTCGTCAGACATGTTGTTCTTCTTAGCAATGGCCTGAGCAATGTATTTCTCAGCATCGATGTGCTTTTCCGCATAACGAGTGGTTTCTCCACCAAGTCCACGGAGAGCCTGCTTCATCTTGTTAGCCTGCTCAAGATTTCCCTGCCCCCATGTGTCCTTGAATTCAACGTCTGTCATACTCTGGGCATCAGTGTAAGCCTGTGCAAATTCCTTCCAGGAATCAATTCCGACCTTCTTTAGGTCTGCACGGTTAGAGTTACCAAGACGACCCCAAGCAGTGTGCTGCTCCTTCTCTACATTCTTGAAGAATGAATCGAAGTAGTCGCGACGAGACTTCATATCAGAGGTAGCCTGGAATCCGGTCCAGAATTCGTTAGCCATTCCCTTACCACGCTCGGCAGCATTCTTATTAATTTCACCACGACCAGAGAATGCACGGGAGAATCCCTCCCAGCTTCCCTGACCAAACTTGTTATTGGCAATCTTGTTGAAGTCAGTCTTGAACTGGTCCATCTGCTTGTTGATGGTGCTCTTGGCGTCAGAGAAATCAACCTGAGCCTTGACCTTAATCATCATGGTCTCAATCTGCTGTGTGCTATATCCAGCAGCACGGAGAGAAACCTTGGTAGCTGTGGTAGCCTCATCAGCAGAACCGCCATGGTTCTTGACCTTGAGACCTTCGGCAATGGCAAGGTTGATGGCGTCCTGCTCCTTGCCGTTCTCCTTAGCTAGCTGAAGACTCTTAACAAGCTCCTTGTTCTTTTCCTTAAGCTTAGTTACCTGAGCATCAATGGTAAGGACAATGTCACCATTCTTCTTCTCAATGGCTCCAGCTTCCTGGTAAACAAATCCCAGAACGCTAGCCCAGTCCTTTGCTGATTCATTGATTCTCTTCTGGGTTTCTACACCCTTCTTCATGTTTCCATAAAGCTTGAATGCAAGATACCCGGCGGTAATTAGCAGACCAGCAGGTCCAGCGAATCTGGTAAAGAGCATAACCAATCGTCCGGCTGGTGCTGCGGCTGCTGCTAGACCAGTTCCAAGTCTTCCGGCTGCGCCCGCGCCACCTGCGGCGGCGACTCCACGACCGAATCCAAACGCTGAAGTCATGTTAGCGAATGCCTGAGCAATTCCGGCATTCCTAATACCCTTCATGATTGCTGGACCAATGAGGGAAGCAGTGAACAATGCAGTCATGAGGTAATTCATCATCTTGCTTGTCTCACCGGAAGCTGCGGACATTGATGCCGCTACAATTCCGACACCACCCATTGCCATAGCAATTCTTCCCCAGTTTCTTGAGGTGGTTGCTGTGGTTGCGGCTGTCTGTGCAGATGACCTAGCTGCTGCTGCCTGAGCTGCTGCATAGGCGTTTGCTTCTCTTGAAGAAACAAATCGACCTGTTGAGGTATTCTGGTAACGGCCATTCGCTGTCTGTCGGTACTGTCCTGCAACTGGCGCTGCTGGACCAATTCCACCAATGTTTGTGGCGTAATTTGGAGTAGTATTACCAAAGCGCGTAATTGCTGTTCCGTTGGCCTGCATCTGTGCAAGTGCCTGACGCTCCATCTGAGTGGTAAGCATTGCAAGCTGACCAGCAAGGGCCTGTGCGGCTCTTCCCTGGTTGTTCCATGCCAAAGTAGAGCGCTCTGCAAGCATTGCCTGCGCTCTTTGTTCTACTGTCAATGGGCGGAATCTTGAGAATAGACCAGTGATTAGACCACCAAGCTTCATGATGTGTCCGATAAGGTTACCGAACAAACCGACTAGCATAATGATTGGACCTAGAATGGCACCACCAATTACTAGGGCTGCTAGAACCTTCTTGAACATTCCTGGCATTGAATTGAACATATCGAACAACCCGCCAACAAATCCAAGAATCTTAGCACCAATCTCAAGGAACGGTTCCCCGACCTTGGCTAGCTGTGCCTTAATGCTTTCCAGCGCTCTCTTGAACTTACCTGATGCAGACTCGGCCATCTTAGAAAGCTCGTTCTGTGCAATATCCGCGCTCTTTCCGGAATCCTTGATATCCTGATTCATTACGCCATATGCAGTCTTTACCTGACCAGTTCTATTGATAAGTCCGTCAAGAACACCATAAATCTTGTTGGCCTGGTAGACACCAAATACTCGGGCAATGATTTCCTGCTTCTGGTAATTGTCAAGGTTCTTCATTTCCTCACCCATCTGCTGAAGGATGGGGATGAACTCTCCCTTATTTACATCAACAATCTTCTGAAGATTCCCGGCATCTGGAAGTAGCTGATGCCAAGTCTTTTCAGCCTTTGGAGTAATCATAAGGAGACGCTGAGAGGCGGAACGCATACCGTTCATACCTTCGGCAGCAGAAATACCATTCTGCTTAAGGGCTACAAGGATAATACCCATTTCACGAAGGTCAACACCAAGATTCTTCATAACACCAGCACCACGAGGGATAGCATCAACGAAGTCCTGCATAGAAAGGCTTGTCGCATTCTCGATTGCGTTCATGTAGTTGAAGTCCTTAGCTAGCTGCTCGGAACTATCACCATAAACGGACTGCAAAGCGATGGTGGCCTTAATAGCCTGCTGCTTATCCAATTCACCAAGAGTTGCGGCACGAGTAACAGCTACGGTAGACTGCTGTAGCTGAGCACCCTTTAGACCTGTCGCAGCAAGGTCGGCCTCAATACCGAGGGTGTCCTTCATTGACTGACCATAAAGCTTGGCTACCTGAGTAGCCATAGACATGGACTGAATTCTAAGCTGGTCCATTTCTCTCTGTCTTCCGGCAACTGTTGTGGCTGTTGTATCGTAAACCTTTGCAATACGAGTCATTGCAGCGTCTACGTCATAGGCAGCCTTTCCAGCCACCGCGCCAAATGCCATAAGGGGGACTGTGAAACCAACCATAAGCTGACGACCAGCCCACTGGGTATTCTTACCCCACTTAATCATGGAAGCAGATGCGGCATTCATTGCTGCTGCTGCAAGACCAATTCGGACACGCATAACGCCCCATGCTTCACTCAGCAGGGCTGTATTTCTCAAATTGGTCACAAGCGCACGCGAGTTTGCTGCCAAAGAACCTGTCATCTGGCTTACTCTAGCTGATGCGTCTCGTGGAATAATCATGTCCGCGCTCATTCGGCCGGACGTTGAAGTCGTATACTGAACAGCCATTGCTCTCTGGAGCTGATACTGTTCTCTAAGGATATTCGTAAACTGCTTACGAACCTGCATTGACTGACGCAGGGAAACATCCTGCTTAATCAATGCCTCTGTAAGAACTGTTGTTGCAGTTCTAGCTTGGACAGCCTGTGTAGCTAGGCTGCCCGTCTGGTTAATTCGCTGGTTGAAAGCTGCACGCTGAGAGTTAACATCGCTCATCGACAAAGCACCCGCAGACATGTTGCGCTGCATTGTCTGCAACTGCGCATTCAGGCGGGCTACTTCTCTGGAAACCTCACTAAAGTTTGCAGAGCCACTAAATCGAATCTGGATATTTTCTATTTGTCTCAGTCCTTAATTTTCTTCTTCAACCATTGCGATACCAATGTCGGAAAACTCAATCTGCTCTTCGGTAATACCGCGCAGTTTTGCTTCCGCTCTTCTCTTCACTTCCTCAAATGAAGATTCACTCTTTCTTTCAGCGTCCAAATCTACTCCCTTAAGAGCAGCCGCGAACTTGTGCCTGTCATACTCCTGCTTGCGCGATGCCTCTAGAATTGCTTGAAGTTCATCGAGAGTGAGGTTGTCCTCAATCTCCTCAAAGTTTTTCCATTGGCCTAGGAGAAAAACCTCGGCCTCTAGACCAGCAAGGTCTAGTTCTGACCAAGAGCCTCCTGAGCCATCGCTAGAAGATTTGGGTCATTGAGCTTGATACCACCACAAACATCAATCACCTTGTAAATCGTCGGCATATCTGCAACATCTTCGTAAGCCTCGGAGTGCTTGTTTTCCTTGTCGTCCCAGAATTCTGGACGCTCTCCCTTTAGACAGACAGCAGAGGCATCAAGAAGAATCTCAAAGCTCTCGTCGTCATTCTCAGCCTCACCAAAGGACTCCATAATCTTCATAAACTTACGTAGAGCCTTAATAACCAGCGGCTTGAGTGTTACTGTAGAACCATCCTGAAGCTGGACTTCCTCAGTAGTATAAACTGTCGTTGCCAATTTAAACCTTTCCTTCCATTAGTGATTCTAGTTTACCACGAATCCGGAAAAGGTCCAAATAGAAGAGCCCCACCTTTCGGTGGGGCCTTCCATAAGCTGAATCTTAGATGTTACGGTCGCGAATTACGCCGTACTCCTGACCCGTGAAGTTAGGGTCTGGTAGAAGTCGGAATGAAACTGGGAATACCGTAGCTTCATTACGCTTCACGCTGTGGGCAGAAGACTCTACAGATAGAACTCGGCGTGCGTGGTAAATACGCTCACGCTTTGCTCCTGCTGCTGTCTTTGGTCCAGGACCAACAGCTACAAAAGCGCGCTCTACAGGCTCATCACCTAGAGCACCTGCTGCAATTCCGAGGTCTGTCGTACTTGCCGTAGAAGCAAGGGTTGCTGACTGCTGTCCCCAAGCAACTAGAAGATTCTCTAGGGCTGCCTCTGCAAGTGTGGTGTTAACCGTCACCTTCATAGACTGCTTGAACAACTTAGCTGAGTCAAGAAGCTGGTCAACCTCTACCTCACCGTAGTCTGGCTCATAAGAAACCTCAAGACCTTCAGTCGTGAAACCGGTGTGGCGGAAATTAGCAGAAGCGTCCATAGCAGTCGTGAAAGACTGTCCAGATGATGCTGCTGGTAGCGCTGGGCCACCGTTCCATCCTGAATCAGTGCTGTCGCCTGAAGAAATGTACAGAGCTGCTGCACCAATGATAATGTTACGTACCTGATATGCCATTTTTGAATGTCACCTCCATTTGGGTTAAAAAATTTTGTGCTGGCTAGGCACTTCCTCTAAGAGTATATTATCGTGATTAGCTTCAAAAAGCCAAATTCCCGGTTATACTCTAAAGCCATTTCCTTCTGATGTATTCATGTCTGTTGTATATTCATAGTTAACTACCACCATGGCACCTCTGAGAGTCAACTCAGTTGTCACAGCAAAATCATCAGGACCACTAGCACTGGTTAGCTGCACAAACTTAATGTCAAAGTTAGGAGCAGCCTTTCCACTGTTATTGATATCCCGCGCTGTCCAGTCCATTCTCTTTAGTAGGTCAACCATATACGTATGAATTGCACGCAATCTTTCTTCATCGAAGTCGTAGATGACATAGGCACACTGCTCTCTGCAAATCCACCATTCAGATGAGTAAGATGACATGATGTAGTTGTAAACGATATACGGGCTCTTGTTCTTCGTGATATCGCTCATTTGTGGCCATTGGTAACCAGGAATCAAAGGTACAATCGAATACCCGGCAGAATTACCGGAGTCCTTGTAGTCCTTGAAAGCCTTTACACCAGGCTTATACTCAAAATCCTTGAGCATGAACCACAGCCATTTGTTGATTTCATGAGCACCAACAACTCTGTAATCTGCCATTATCCAATCAACCTCTCTCTAGCCTTGGCAGCCTCAATATACTTTCTTGAGCGGGTCTCCAAAAACTTCTTTGCAGCCATTGCTCCTGCTCTCTCCGCTGCCTCTGCATCTGCAATTGCCTGGAAAGCAAACTTCTTATTTCGTGCTCTTCTGAATGGTCGCGTAACCTCTTCAATAGGCATACGACCTAGGTCTTCTTCTAGAACCTTTCGAAGCTTTGTTTCAAAGACTCCTTGTGCTCCAGTGCCACCCCACCAAGATACATATTCTCTGGTAAAGGAACCCTTTACCATTGGACCACCAGGGTCAGTTACCTGAATTGGATTCTGAGTGACCTGCATTGCATACTTACTTTCTGGGTTTGTTGGTCCAGTAAAGTAGGCGAGAAATTTTCCTCTCTTAGGGGCAATCACAATATTCTTTCCATACTCCATAACGGGAGCCTTCCAGACAAAGACGTGAATCTGCTTTACACCCTTAGCCTTGAAGTCCTCTCGGACGGGCACAGATTGCTTTGACGCCCGCCATTTAAATGTAGCCGTCCTCACGGAGCCTGAACCAATTAGAACGTCATCCCAAAGCTTTGCTGTAGGGTCTCCAATCTGTCCCCACTCATACACGTGGTGGAATCTGGACATCTGTGCTGGAGCAACTACAGACATATAGGCTGTAAACTCATCTGACATAATTGCATGAGTCATCTTCAAAACAGGTGAAATATGTCTGTCAGTCTTAATCTGAGCAGACAATGATGTAAGAAACCCGGAGAGGGCGGAGGCTTCTGCAATATCGGCATTGAAACCGACGTATGGCTTTCCGGCCATTACTGAACCACCGCCCTCTTGACTAGAGCAATCTTTCCAATGAGATTTCCGAATCCATCAATCTCTGGAGAAACCCGGAAAACATCGAATGTTGTAGGTGGGTTTCCATCAGACTCTTCCTCTGACCAGAGTGACTGGCCACGGAGTGTTCTGATATTTGTTACTCTGTCTCTCAAAGTAATGTCGGCATTGTATGGAAGTTCGAGCTTAACCCATTCTTCATTCAAATACTCTGAGCCGAAATGTTCTGCTGACCGAATGCTTCCGGTCAATGCTGCCTTTGCTCGACACTTAAGCGTTACCACGTGCCCCTCAACATCAGGTGTATTTGGGTCGTCTGTTACCCAAACCTGAATAAAGGCACCTGAGTCAGGGTCCTGTACCCATTCCCAGTGTCCTTCAGTTGAAGATGAATCGTCTGGTGCTGCATCTGGCTTTACAATGTCTGCCAGCATGCTGAACTTTGCACTGTTCAGGCATCTAATCAATTAAATCACCGTCATTGTGCTACGACGGAAAGGCTCAAGAAGTTGGTCAGCAATGACGCTTCCTGTTCCATAGTAGGCGTTTGGATTGAATTCATATCTCCATCCATCACCAGAAATACTCTTTAGATACCTGTCTCGGTACTCTGACTGTGGGCAAAGCTCATCTTCACAAAGTGATAGGGCTGCTTCTCTTACTTCTGCTGGAACGTCATCCCATCCCCATGTACCTGTAACTGTGTAAACGACATTGTCTCGGAACCCGCGCTTATAAGTTGAGTCTGGGTCTCGAATAACATTCTCGAATACATAATCACCTGTTGGAATTGGGGCAGAGAATCCTACATACCAGCCATCGCCACGAGATGTGTATAGTCCTGGTGACGAGATGCCGTCTTCTGAATAGATAATGTTTGCACCAGTAATATTATCAAGTCTGACTAGCCTGTCTGAAAGCTTAAGCTCTTCTTCACCTGAAGCAATTACTTCTCTAGTTCCAATGTACCTTCCGAACGACTGTCCAGTAAAGTTATCGATAATTCCACGGATTCGCCTTTCGAGACGTACAAGCTCAATGTTCATTCGAGCATCACTATCAAACATAGTCAGTACCTCTGGAATAGCTTCCTTGATTTCATCAAGGGTTACATACGGAGTAACGACATCCACTCTCGTTGTGTAGTTATAGGTCTTCGCCTGTGAAAACTCCAGGTAGTTAAACTTCCATCTAATGTCAATAGACTTATCTGCCTGAACAAGGCTGAATGGCATGGCTACTCTATAGCCACCACCGCCCGGAATCGCATTTGGTGTCGGAAAAGTGTACAGCAATGTATTACCTTCGTAGGCAGTAACCTCGAAAGTTCCGTTGACTGCGGTGACTGGCACCTTCAAATCAATATTAGCCGGGTCATTTCTGTAAATTTCCATAATAAAAGTATACCTCCTAAGAACTTATTACGCCATTTTCTGTGCTCTTAGCCATGAATTGGCGTAGAGGTTTGTTGGTGTGGCTGATGAAGCATTCTGTGCCCATCGGAACGTGAGATTTCCTGCGGTTCCGCTGGTTACCAAGACTCCTGCTGGACGCATCGTTGTTCTTGTGCCAACAAATCCACCAAGGACTGTTTCTACGCCACCGGCATTTGCATCCATCTTGATGCTTCCGATGTTATTTGTATTTCCGGCAGAAACACCATCAGAAGTGTAGTAAATAGTTGAGCCTGCTGGTCCAGTGAATGTAAATTTGATATCTGCTGCGGGGTCTGAATCAAACATCATGAATGAATCAATTGCATAAACTGAATTAGCGGCAACAGCAATTACCAAATGGTCGTCATCCTGAACTGTAGTCGAACTGGTTACTGCTTCATCTGCTGTCTTTCGAACAATGATTGTGTTGTTCGTTCCGGTATCTCCAGTGTCACCCTTATCTCCCTTAACCCCAGCATCCCCTCTTGGAATAGTGAGATTCAAAGTCTGTGTGGGCGATGTGCCTGTAATAGAGGAGCTAGCAGAAGAACCCGCCGCTCCTGTGGTTACCGTTCCAATTGAAAGCGTGTTCGCTGGTCCAGCAGAACCATTTGTTCCATCGGTACCCGCTGCGCCGGTAGCTCCTGTAGGTCCAGAATCTCCCTTATCACCCTTCATAAGCATTCCGCCAGAAGGAACGAAGGAAACGTTTCTTACAATGTGGTTATCATCCGAACCACCATTGGCAGCAGTGAATCCAAGCTTAGAATTCGCAGGAATAGAAATTGTCTGGTCAAATGTCTGAGTACCATCAATCCAAACAGTAAGCTTTGTTCCATCGTACTTAATTCTTACTGTTACTGGATTTGGTCGTAGGTCAAGAGTTCCTGACTCGACTACTGTAGTCATTGTAGTAGCTGTAGTGGTAACAATCTTTGCCTTCTCTGTTGGAGAGGAAACAAAAGCCACCGCCACGGAATTTACTCCGACAATACCTAGGTCTCCACCTCCACCACCAACAAATGTATTTGATGTGGCAGAATCAGCAAATGCAAATGCGATACCGTCAGCACCCGAGCCACCGCTCATTTCGAAGTCAAAGGTTACATCTACTCCATTAGAAGCCTGCGATGAACCGAACCACAGGGCTCCACCACCAAAGCCTCCGCCTGCCTCTGTGAGGTAAATATCAGCGCTGTTAAATGCAGCCTGACCAGCAGGATGCCATCCGGTTTCCGTGATGGTTGGGATTTGTGACCAGGTTGGCCATGTGTTGGATACCTTGGGTCCATAGAATCTGCCAGTATTCGTGTCAATCGCATAATCACCTGCGAGACCTACGCTATTACTTGGCTGTCCATTCGTCTTGAAGATTCGCGTTCCCGGAGCACCTTGTGGCCCACTTGTAGCTAGTGAAAGACCCGGAGCAGGAGTCTGGGTTACATGAACTGTCCCAGACTCCTGTGTGGTAATCTCTACGGTGATTGGACCTGTTGGGGTCGTCACTGTGTCACCTCTCCGTAAACCTTCACATCACCCGCGAAATATGTACGCACATTATCATCAGGATTTGTTAGCTGGAAGTCCCAGACATAATCCCCGGCGGCAATTGTGGTAGTTACAGTGCTAGGAAAGAGAACATCAACCTTTCCCTGCAATGGGGTGATGGTAAGTGTTGCATCGAAAGATTCGTCTACGCCAATGCCAGTTCTAATACTGCATTGCGCGGTATATCCAGTTAGGTCCATTGGACTATCGTCTGGATTCTTGAACGTAAGGCTCATGCTGAAATAGTCTCCCTTGTACAGCACGAGGTCATAATTGGCAGGAAGGTAATCCTGTCCTAGAGGACCCCCTGCTGCCATTCCTGGAAAGACAATATCAGCCATAGTATTCCGCTGCCTCCTTAGGCGTTGCGTAACGGAATCCATTAGGGTCATTCTCTACGATGTACTCAGCGTCGTCCTCAGCGACAAGAGCGAACGGGTGCTCTCTCGTGAACTTGATTCCACGAATCTCATAAGAACTATTGGCGCGGAGCATCTTCAAAAGCTGCTTTGGGCCATTGGCCTTTGCCTCAGCCTTCTCTTCCTTAAGTAGCGCATCCTGTTCTGCAACAACATTGTCCATCTTGGCAACGTCATCCCAAACAACACCATCCTCTGCCAGGGCAGCAATGATTACAGCCTTGTTGTCACTAGGCTTTGCGTCTACGCCATACTCATCGGCAATCTTGAGAAGGTCTTCCTTCTTCAGTGATTCAAAACTCATTTTTAGGTATATCCTCCTGTATTGATTTCATTATAGCAGACGATTTAGAAAAAGACGAAACCCCGCCCGGATTAAGGGGCGGGGTTTCATTGGACAGAATCTTATGCAGAAACCTTGATGTTCTTTACAACAACGAAAGCGTCAGCGTTCTCAATCTGTGTACCAACACGGCAGTACATTGTGTACTCGATGGTGTCCTTCTTTGGCTTGAACTCACGATAGACCTGAATCTCTCGCTTTACTCCCCAAAGCATGTTCTGTGGGAATGTTAGCCATAGGTCACCGTGGTCACCAGCGGCTCCGGAGTAATCTCCGTCAACAGTCTCAAGGAACAGTGGAACTTCCTGTACAGGTACTCCAAAGATAGACTGGCTAGTAAATCCAGCAGCACCTTCGGTGCGTACACCATTCTGGGTTACATTCTGTGCAACCTGCTCAAGGCTAATTAGGCCAGATGCAGTCTGAGTAAGACCGTATAGGTAATCCTGAATTAGGTTTGAACCGGTGAAGAACTTAAGTCCATTACGACGCTGCATGTACTTACGTGGCATAGCCTTAAGGGCCTTGTTAGCAGCAGCACGGTTAAGTGCGCCACCAGCGTGGTCAACAACGTGTCCACCCGCAACGGCTAGCTTACGCCATCCGTCGAATGCCTTCATTAGCGGGTCTGATGTGAGTGCGGTGTTACCGTTGATAGCAACGTCCTCAATGTCGTTACCTGCCTGAGTAGCCATGAGACGCGCAATGTGGTCCTCAAGAGCGTCGCCCTCAATGTTGTCTTCAAGAGACTCTGTTGAAAGCTCCCAGTCAAGACGCAACTTCTTGGTCGTTAGGGAAATCTTCGTGAATGTTGCTCCTGCGTTGACACCATCGTCAACAGCCTCGGTAGCAACTCTCATTAGACGCTCACCAACACCAACCTTGTCGATGTCCTGCTCCGTTGCACGCATGCGGATTGTACGTACCTGTGAACCAAGTACCGTAGCGTCCCACATGTAGTCAATGAAACGGTCTGCCTGTTCTGCATTAAGAAGACCACCACCACCGGAACCAACCTCGGTAGTACGGATAACCTTCTCTAGCATTTCTGTGTTATTGCTCATTCGTTTGTGTCACCTCCATATTTCCTAGGAATTTATTACTGTAGGTCGGAAAGGCCGAGGAAGCGCCCGCCCCACTTAGAACCCTTACTCTTCTGTAGGGTATCTTCCGTTGACCCGCCAAGGTCGCCGGACTTCTTAATCGCAGTCTCAGATTCTACACTGTCAAGACGCTTTTCAACGCCGCCAATGTCAGTCTTTAGAGACTCAAACTTATTGGTTAGCTCGTCGTGCTTAGCGACTAGCTCTTCTACCTTGCTCTCGAATGCCTTAGTTGCCTTCTCGATAGCCTCATCGGCTGCCTTTGCATTCTTCTCAAGGCCAGACTCAATAGCACTCTGTAGGTCACCAAACATCTTTGAAATATCAGCCTCTGGCTCTACTTCTGAATTGTCCGCTGCCTTCTCAGCCTTTTCCTCATCGGCCTTCTCTGCTACTGCTTCCGTGCTTGACTCAACCTCCGTCTCAGCCTTACCCTCTTCAGCAACCTCGTTTACCTCAGTTGTCGTAGAGCCAGCCTCAACCTCAGTCTCAGGAGTCTTGTTCTCTTCTGCCACGATTACACCTCCTTCGTTTTGTGCAGGATTTTCCTGCTTAGCGATTGGTTCTTCTGAACCGCTCGTGTTAGAAGAATTACGACCAGCAAGAAGAGTCTTAAACTTTTCAGTCTTCTCTTCTTCGGTACCGTACTCAAACCATCCGATATTCTGCATTGAGGAACCGCAGTTCCCGCAAGATGCTGAATCTTCGGAGGATGTCTTAGCAATCCCATCTGACTCGCAATAGAATACGTTCTCTGAGCGAGTATCTGCTACCATACCCTTCATTACCTGACTACCATCGGCAGCCTTGGTAATGCTGAATACATTAGCCAATTGGTTAGCTGGAGAATCTACCAAGCTTAGCTCGACTAGCTCATAATCCTTAACAAAGCGAATGGTCGCGTTAGCGTCCTTTACCCACTGAGTTTCAGCATCCTTAATCGCACCGCCGATAGAAAATCCCTGGAGCGTTCCATCAAGAACCTTCTCCCAAGTATCCTGCGCGCCCTTAGACACATATACCGTAACGAAAATTCCGTTATAGAACTTCTGTGTCTCCTGGTCGAAGTAGGAGTCTTCCCTGAAATCAACCATGCGTCCAACAGCAATAGGCTGATGCATTTCACGGATGTTTCCACGGAAACGGCTGAATGCACGCTGGTTGGCCTCCTTGAGAACTACGTCTCCTTGGCTGTCAGCGTTGTCGAGAGAAGCCCAACCTGAAACCAGGCGGTTCTCCTTGTCAACCTTGGAAAGTGGCATCGTAAGACGAACATTGTCGCCATCGGAAGTCCACTGAGCCTTCTTAATCTCCATGATTAGATAATATCAGTCGCCTTTTAAAAAGGCAAATTATTCCTGGTGAGTTTCTTGGAAATGAATGAATCGCACGTTTAGGTAGATAGCGGCGCAGTAAATTGCCATAGCAGCAGAGGTTAGACCACCTGTGTTCTGCCAATCCCCGGCGAAATATCCCATTGAAATAACCAACCAATGAATAAAACCGATGAACGCTCCAATCGTCAATGAATTGTATGAACTGCGGATTACGCCGTAAGTCATAATGATTCCTACGGCGATAGCAATTCCACCCCAAACTGTTTCCGGGGCGATGCCCGAAAGCCATGAGTAAACCTTTGCGTGCTCAAACACATTCCAGAAGGGGTTGGCAATCCAACACCCCCAGAGAAATGTGTAGATTGACAAAGTCACAGCCGCGACTTTGTTGATTGGTCTTGACAATGCGATTGCCAGAGTTTCCAAAGCCCTTCTAAGAAGTGTTAGCATTTATGTTAGGCGGACTGTCTCCCCTCTCCTTGAGGATTTCTTGAATTTGTAGAAGAAGCGGAGTCCGTTGAATTTGCTGTACGTTCCTGGTCCCTCTTCCTGTTTCCCGAAGCCTGTGTCTTTTGCTCTGCCGCCTGCTGAGGCTTAAGTTCCACTGGCTTGTCTCCACCCTTCAAACCGGGTAGACCCTGACGCGCACGAACCTCATTTGGTACGTATGTGCCAAGACGTAGGTAACGCTCATCAATCTTTGACTGAGTATCTTCGTCAGTCAATGAAAGCTCGTTCAACTTCAAGGTGAATACGTCAGTAAGCTCCTTTACCATCTTGTTGAGCTTCTTTTCGAGAATTCTCTGTTCTGGACGACATACCTGTTCCTTGAAAGTCTTGTCTGCATCTCTAGCAGCCGCCAGAGAAACGCCTTCACCAAGCGATACCTTGGAAATAGGAACACCGTGTGCCATAAGGATTTCATTCAGGTTTCCCTTTCGGTAGTTATTGAATGAAGAGTCCTGAGTTCCAGTCTCAACAGGCTTCATCTCGAATGAGACCTTCTTGCCTTCTTCATCTGCTGGCAGAGGAACGTAGAGTGTCCTGTGATTCTTACCCTTTAGAGAAGCCTGGAAAAACTCTAGAATCTGCTGCTCTGACCTTGCAGAGAGATTACCACCCTTAATAACGATAACATAACGGGGAACAGCCTTGTTCTCGAAGTAATCAAGGTTGAATCTCGATGAGAATTCGTTACCTGTTACTGCCGACATAGCAGCAATAACGTCTGGGATACCGTAATATCCGTGCGTAGGTGTGTACTTCTTAAGGTGAATGATTTCGTTAGGGCGAGGGTCGTGACCAATTGGGTCAGTTGTCTTCTTGTCCCCGAAGTTTCTGAAGAAAACGGCGCGGTTAGAAATAATCTGAACGAAGCCGTCTCTTTGCTTTCGAATACGAAGAGTTGTTGATGGAATATGGCCTACATAGCCAATCTCACCAGTGTTCTTTCGACCAATTTCGATATATGCATTTCCTGTTGTCTCGTAGTCGGTCCAAATCTTTGAAAGGGTCTCATCAAATGTATCCTCTTCGTTACATGAATCTAGCCAGTCGTTAAGCTCTCGCTTACCTCGGGATAGCTTTCTACGCATAGAAGAAAGCTTCTTTTCGTCTCCTTCGGCGCGGTCAAGTGTCTCCTTAGTCAATTCAGACTCTACGAATGAATATCCCAACCCGGCGATATTCTTTACCTTAGCCTTTACGGCTGCTGCGTGAGGCGATGACTTCTCGTATAGAGCTGCAAGATAGTCCAGGTTGTAAGGTGGCATCACTACTTCAAATAGGTTGTATCCCGTAATCTCATCGCGCTCTTCGCGCTTAGTGCCTGCACCACCAGTTCCACGCTGGAACTTCTGTAGCTCTCGTGTCGTCTTTCGCTTCATGGCAGGGGTGATTCCGTCCATCTTGCGGACTTCATCGGCAGACCTTGAGAATACGTCTAGCTCCTTTGAGGAAGCTCCATATTCAATGACCGAGCCAACTCTTACCTCAATCTCCTTGGCCTCCTCTTCTGCTGATACAACCTTACTTACCATTACTTAGTATTTTCCTCTCTAAACGCAGCAACATCTAGCTCATCTGGGACAAGACCGAATGCCATGCGTCGCTTCTGGTTTTCAAATTCCTCATCATTCACCTGTCGGTGACCGGAGAGGTAAAACGGCTTACCTTCGGTAATACCATAAGAACGTACAGTGTCCTTAAGTTCTTGAATTCGCTTCTTGTCACCCTTAATGGCAGCAATGTTAAGGAAATTGCCTTGGTCGTCGCCAATCCACTGGCCGTTAGGCATTTCCCAGACATACACTCCCCAAGGAACCTCTTCAACAATCTGCTTTCTTGTAGTCTTCATAGCAGAATTATACCTTTATCCTTGCCTATGAGCAAATTAAGGCAATTTTTGCGTCATAATTCAGTTCTAGAGGCAAGTTTTGTCCACTAATTGGTTATCCAGCACCCGTGATTGACCAATCAAAGGCATAAGCCCTAAATGGAGACGTTGTTTCAGCGAATGAATGCTCGTGAATGTTAGATGTATCTTCATCTACTACTCGAATAGCTGCTGTGCCAACCCAAGTATCAAAAATGGCATCCGCCATAGTCGCTGTAATGGTATCTGAATACAATGCTAGATATCCAACCCTCATTGGGTACCCCGCCGAATGTGCTACGTTGTTTCCGACAATTACCTGAGCAAGAGACTCAGGGAATACGGCTAGCACGTGGTGCCAACGTCCCGCGTCGATAGAGAACGGACTCGTGACAGCCACACCATCAATGTACAGAGCCGTCAAATTTGAGAAGACCCACTGACCAGAACCATTAGATGTAATGGTGGGGTTTGCACTTGGTGTGTCAACAACCATTACTGTTTTATTAATCGTACTTGTATCAAACTTTACTGTCATCTCTACAGCGAAGTATCCACCGAAATCCGTATCTGCTGCAATGGTAAATCCATTGTTGGCAGGCAGAATAACCCCAGCATTGTCATTAAAACTAGCTGGAGCATATGAATTCTCTGACAAGGTAACTGCTAGAGCATCAACGAATGTGGTTGGTAGAGCTTCGTCTGAGCCCTTGACAGTCTTGTCAGTGTAGAATACAATCTTGAGGTTGCTGATGACTGCCTGTGCTACTGTCGTGTCTGGTACAGTGACTCTGACAGCAATGGCATACCCGGCCGAAAGACTCTGGGTAGCGACAATCTGTCCACCATTAGTTACTGTGGTCCACGTAGTATCATCCTCGGAAACCTGTACAGTGATTGCATCTGTAGTATCCCATGTGATTCTAGAGCCATTAAGTGTGAGGCCAACGCCTTCATCACTTGCCACAGAGTATTGATACGTCCATGTTCCTCCGAGCCACTGTTCAGCAGTCTCGTCATAGAGGTTTACCAATCTGTTATCTACAGAAGAGACGTTTCCTGAGTACAATCCAAGATTCCAGTCATCTGTATCTCCGAATGAAACAGAATCATATACATGGCTCCATTCATCAGAGAAGATATAATACTTCCCTCCATTGATAAGAGAAAGATTTACAACTCCTGGATATTGAATTCCATATAGATAATGTCTATTTACGGCAACCGAATCAATTGCGTAATTATATACCGCTGGAGTGTCTACAACCATAGAAGCTCCCATGGTTGTCTTCAGAACAGAAGCAGTATCAGTAAAGCCTGAAGCTACAACGTCATCATCAATCTCGGTACTTGCTACAACCTTTCCATTTAGGTAAAGGGATAGAGACTGTCCATCATAAACTCCAACTACGTGATAAACGTTCCCAGCCTTAAGGTGATTGAACGTTACGCTTACTAGAGAGCTGAACTCGGCTGAGAATCTAAGCACGAGACCATCAAGGAAGAGACCGCTGTTGTTACGAGCCATCACAGCGGCCGTACCGCTCTGTGGCTTAATCCAAGCTTCCAGAGAAAACGCACGCGTCTCTCTGCCCTGAATCATTACGGAGTTAATCGGGTAATTGATTGTGTCGCCTGAGTCAATGAGCTGCGCAGATACCCCGCCTGCGACAATTGGGCGGGTTGTGTTTGGAGTGCCTGTGTAGGTGGCATTGTTCCCATATCCGGAAGCATCATTCAGTGGGATTGAATCGAATGACCATAGCCCGATAGGTCCATCCTTGAGTGCATAGTAAATGTAGGTCATAACTTAAAGTATATCGCAATATAAGAATTAACGCCAGAAACGACAAAACCCCCGCCCGAAGGCAGGGGTAAAGTCGGTAATTATAATCATCCTAAGGTATGCTGCACGCAGCGCCCTAGACAACCTGGACTCATTTCCATAGGTTGTACTTAGATTATAGCATTACTTGACGCTGAATCCAAGCTTCTTAAGAGAAGTTGTTCCTGGAATTCCGTCTGCATCATTTCCTGAGTATCCAAGAGACTGCTGGAACTTCTTGTACGCAGCCTTTGTCTGGTCCCAATATCCGCCAGTTGCACCATTAGGAATCTTGAATCCCTTAGCAATAAGCGCAAGCTGTACCTTCTTAACATCAGCGTTAGACTTTCCGTACTTCAAGTTAGCAAGAGTTACGGTCTGCTTTGCTGGTGTGGTTGGCTTCGTTGGAGTCGTAGGCTTTGTAGGTGTTGTAGGTGGCTTTACTGGAGCAACCAGAGCCTTTGCCTTCGCTACCAAAGTCTTGAAGTCGATAGCACCTGGGTCACCGTGTACATTCTCTGGAACGTGCTGGTGTCCACAAATTCCCTTAAAAGCGTTCCACTGTGTTCCAGTCATTCTCTGGCCCGCGCCATTTGCGTAAGAAGATGGGTATGGAGCCCACTTGGCTGGTCCTACTAGAGGAACGCCATGATTCTTATTAGCCCAAGCAAGGAACTTGGCTAGTTCATCAAGCGCCCAAGATGGAGCCTCTGGCCAGTAAATGTGCTGGTAGTTAGCCCACTTCTTGTGAGTGCCAGGGTCGCATGTACCTACAAGCTCTACCTGACATACGTTATTCGTGTTTGTCTGAACGCCGCCGGATAGATTTACAAGTGCACGAGATGAAGTGTCAAAATCAAAGTGCTGGTACCACTTCAACTTCTTGTTCGCAAAGTCGGGGACAGCGGTAAAGTTTGGAGCTACTGCACCGCCACTATAATTAACAAGGCTCGTACCTTCTGTGGTATGGAGAACAATTACGTTGACTTCCTGCTTGTCACCGCCATAATTGTCCTGGAACCAATACGCACCGCTAGATACTGCTCCTGGATACTTCTGTGGTCCTGTTGACAGGGTAATCACTTCCTTTCTGTTTGATAGGTCTAGTATAACGCTAAACTAGTCAGAACACAAAGAAACCCCGCCAAATTGGCGGGGTTCTAAGTGAATCTTAACGAACTACATCTACTACATCACAGGCACCAGCTACACAAGCAAGTTCCTGAGTTCCAGTGGTTGTATCCTCAAGCTCATATGAAGAAAGCATGTCCCAATCAACATCCTGAGGCATTCTTTCAATCCATTCTGCGTACTCATCGGCTGTAATGTCCTGATAAGGAGCCTGCTGATAAGTATGTTCGCTGTGCGGAAGGAATGAAATTCCAGAAACCTCATCGAAATTGTCATAAACCCAATTTCCAACAATCTCCCACTCATCTGGCTTAACGTAAATGGTCACAGAAGGCTTGTGTTCACACCACATACGCTGATATGCCATCCAAAGGTCCAAATGCTGTGTTGCAGACAGGTCACTTCTTGTTAGGGCACCCTCAGGAGCCTTAATTGGGAATGAGAAGACTGCTGTATTCTCTGGATTCATTACATCTGGCTCCCATGGGAAACCGGAATCCATCATAAACTTAGTTAGCGGGTCCTTCATGTCCATTCGAACGGTACGAATGTACTCTGGATTGTGCCAAGTATGCAGACCAGAAGAAGTAAGCGTGAGCTGAGAAGAAGTTCCTTCAGGCTTGACGCAAGTAACTGCGGCTGCCTGCTGAATTCCGATATCCTCAGCAACAATCTTGTTGACCTTTACAGCGTGCGCGCGGAGCGCATAAAGAACTTCTTCAGTCTTTCGCATTCCAAGAGCACCATTAAGCAACTTATTACCGAATGGCCCTGTCATGGAAACTCCAAGAAGACGCTCTTCCTCAGTGTTGTGCTTCCAGAGCTGACGAAGATACTTGAAATTCGTCATTGTTGACTGCCACGTACCAAGGATTGTTGCTGCCTCAACCTTCTTTGAAAGGGTAAGGTAATTGTCATCTCCAGAAACAACAACAGTAGTTAGATTGCAGAACTGGTTAGGACGAAGAATGATTTCAGAGCAAGGGTTCGTGCCATAATCGATATCTGCTGGACGACGACCGAATCTTGCTGCCTGCTTCTGAGAAGCCTCGCGACTAAAAATGCCACGCTCTCCAGAACCAGAATCGATAAGTGACTGCCATTCGGAATCGAAACGCTCACGAGAAGGCTTTGAATCAAATACTGCTGAGTTATTGGCTAGTGCACGCTGTCCATCCTTCTCCCACCAAGAGCCTGACTTGGCTGTACGGTGTCCATCTGAATTGAGGTCACCAAGGGAGATTAGAGCTGAACGACGAACCCCGCCAACAACTACGACGCTTGCAATTTCACACACGATGTCGTGAGCCTCAAGGTCGGTTAGCTTGCGGCCCTGTGCACGAAGGAATGTGTCTACAGTGAATTCGAATAGCTCAACAAGTGGGTCAGGACCAGAAGCACGACCACCAAAAGTCTTAAGTCTTGCACCTGCTGGTCTAACCTTGCTTACATCCCAACTCTGAATAACTCCGTTGTAAAGTCCTGCAACAAGCTCGTGGTATGCATTTGCCCAACCCTCCTTTGAATCCTCAACTACGATAACGTTCTCTGAATCATGAAGCTGGGGGATTAGTGGAAGCTGAGAAACATAACGCTCTTCACAGGAGAATCCTACTCCGGTTCCATTCATAAGAATGTAAAGAATCTCATCGAAAGCTACTGGGTTATCAAGAACTACATATGAACAGTTGTATCCTGCAATGTTGTTACGCTCTAGTGCTGGACCTGCTGTCATCAGAGCACGCATAGACGGAAGTGCCTTATGCTCCATAATGTACGAACGAACAAGTTCAACGTGCTCAGAAGGAGCTTCATATCCGTTGTTCGTCTTTAGATGATTGGTAATAAAGTTGATGTATCTATCAACCGTCTCTACCCAAGTCTCTCTGCGGCCTTCGTCATCAAGCCACCTTGAGTATCGAGATAGGTGAATAAAGTTACGATAGGGGTCGCTGATTCGGCCCGTAGCGTCGATGAAATCCATAAAAAGTAAACTCCTCCTTGAGCCCGTGCAGGGCCTCGTCCTATATATTGTGGTTCTTCTATAGTAACACCCCCGTCCTTAGTGGGCGGGGGTGAAAACTAACTTTCTATGTCAAGATTCGGTAAACTTGCTGACCAGATGGGCGAATGCCTTTTCTGTTCTATTTACCCAATCGTATTCTTTATGCACTTCATTTGCTCTTAGGAAGAATCTCTTCTGGTATTCGTCAAGTCGTTCACGGTCTTGCATGTTATACAAATGACCCTTGAGCTGGACATAGTCAGGATATAGAACATCCCCAGGATGTAGAGCCCAAATGCTTCTATCACGCCGTGTGCCAATTGGCATCTCCTTCATGAATCTCTTGTAAGGTGCCCATGCATATGTTGACATGACTGGCATTCCAGTTCCCAATGCCTGCAATGGAATAAACCCAAAGCCTTCTCCATATGATGGATAAACTAGAACATCGTGTTCGTAATACAAATCAAGCAATTCATTGAAATGCAATTGCTCAGTAATTACACTTACATTATTGTAGACTTTTTCTGGAGTCGTAATCTTACCGTTATGCCATACCCGCAAGAAATGCTGGTGGTATGCCTTGACAGTCAGATGAACATCTGTTCTATCTCCATAGACTTCACGGAAAGCATCGACAGCCATCTGCCCACCCTTGCGAAGGGCTGGTTCTCCAACATGAAGGAACTTGATGACATCCCCTGCATGCCTTCTCTTGGGCTGCCATCTTTTGTCTAGTCCATGCTCATATACATGTACGGGTCTTTTAACCCCGGCCATTTCGTAGACGTTTGCAACCCATTCTGACGTTGCCCAGACCTCATCACATTCGTTCATGGTCTTCACCCAACCGTCTGGTAGAGCTGTTGACTCCCACGGTGTGTATCCGATACGGTACTGTCCATCGTGGAACTTGTACCAGTGCGGCGGGTTCCAGGAAATCTGTACAGGTGCACTAGCATCATCAAACGGGACTTCGTGACCAAGCTCCTGCAAAGAAGTGACCATCTTGAATCCGGCAACACCATAACCCCGAGTAGTATCAAGGTTGTCCTTTACTGTGTGAAAGGAAATCTTCAAAACTTATTCTCCAAATGCTTAAAAGCGTTTTCAGTTAGAGTGTCCCAGTTATATTCTGAATGGACATCTTCTGCATTATCGAAATGTATTTTCGAAAGAGCAGCATAATTCTCATATGTATATCTGTACAATTCAACAAGATGTTCAACATCCGGCTGGTACATATTGCCAGGATGAATGTCTGGCCAACGAGACGGACACTCAATTGAATCCAAAGACAGGTTACCCAAGAATCTTTCATAGGGTGCCCAAGCTCCGGTACAAATTGTCGGCATACCAGTAGCAAGACCCTGTAGTGGAATCAATCCAAAACCCTCTCCCCAAGATGGGTAGACAAGGGCGTGATGGCTATGATACAGTCCAACAAGCTCTTCAACAGATAGACTGTCATCAATCAAGCTTACGTTGGGGTATACATCGTGTGGAAGGCCAAGGATGGACCTTGGGCCACCGCGATGAAATGTAGAAGCATAGGCACGGACTGTGCTATGTCCATTTGCCTTAATCGTTAGATGAACATCATCTTGATTAGCAAAGGCTAGTCTGAATGCTTCCAGGGCAATTTGTCCACCCTTTCTTGGTGCAGGCTCTCCTACGTGCAAGAAGCGAATCTTGGCTTGAGGCTTTCTTTGCTTTGCATACCAGATATCTTCGATACCGTGTTCGTAGATTCGAACAGGCTTCTTGACTCCAGCATCCTCATACCATTCTTTACACTTCTGTGACGTAGTCCATACCTCATCTACTGAATCAAAGCCAGACATCCAATTGCTTGGCAGTTCAGATGACTCCCAAGGAGTATATCCAATCTTGTATTGATTCTTGAAATGGGAATAGAGATTAGGCTGACAGAAATCCAATTGGATATCAGCATTCTCATCATGGAAACCTACAGTATGACCAAGCTTTTCAAGACTGCTTCGGATGTTCTGTCCGGCATAGCCATAGCCATTATCTACTTTAAGGTTAGACTTAACTGTATAAAAACTTACTCTCAATTGTTTAACTTCTCTTCCTTTTGTTTCTAGTGTAATACTTACTCTAACAGCTCCTCTCCTTTGCTGTCAAGTAGCAATCCCGGCGGGTTTATCAACATCATACTTGCTTTGCTGTTACACGTCTGGTACATTAGATGAATCGTTGCTGACAAAGGAGGTCTCATGAAGAGAACATTCGCAACACTGGCCACAGTCCTGGCAGTTGCAGGAACTACATCGTTTGTAGTTGTGGAAAGTAATACAGAAAGACCTGTCGTAGCAGCCGACAGCCAGTCGGACCGTGGTGATGAGGACCATAGTAGGGCTTCAAGAAGCGAAACGCGGCAGCCACTTGTTTCAGAAATTGAACAAATGGCAATCGATAAGCGAGCCAATCAAAAGGCAATTGAAGAAAAGCAATTGCAAGAAAGAATTGAAGCAGAAAAGCGGGCTAAAGAAAAGAAGGCCCGTGAAGCTGCGAAGCAAGAAGCAGAACGTAAGGCAGCCCTAGCGGTTGCTGCTGAGAAGGCCAGGAAGCAGCGTGAGGCAAATTCCAAGCCTCGCGTATATAAGCCGAAGGTCCAGCAGCCAGTTCAAAATCACGTAGCCCCTGGTGGAATTGCTGCGTGCATTAGGAAGTACGAATCTGGTGGTAATTACAGAGCACAGAATCCAAGTTCTACTGCTTCGGGAGCTTACCAGTTCCTTGATTCAACTTGGCAGGCTGTAACAGGTCTTCCGGGAAGAGCTATGAATTACTCTCCTGCACAACAGGATGCAGCATTCTACAAGTTGTGGAACAATGGTCGTGGCGCTAGTCAGTGGGTGACTGCTGGAAAGTGTGGCTACTGATTCTTGACACGCATACCCTGTCGTGTTAAGATGTAGTTATCGCCTTGGGATGGGGCTATAAATACTATCCTAAGCTTGGTCCTTTCGGACCACTTGCACCCTAGTATAACGATTAGTACGCCTTGCCTGATACGCGGGTAGTCCGGTGTTTAAGTCAGCGGGGGTGCACTTTTTCTGTCAGTATGTTATACTGACATTGCCGCCTTAGCTCACCAGGCAGAGCACGTGTCTTGTAAACACGAGGTAGTCAGTTCGAGTCTGACAGGCGGCTCAATCGGGCAAGTATGCAGGGGAGAATGCAACCGAACTTGCCTCTGTTGCACGAGGACGGTCTAGTACCCAGTTGCAGGGGAACGGCCTTTGCCAGATTAGTTGTAGTGGTAACACAAGTCTTTCGTAATGACTAATCAACGGTTCGATTCCGTTATCTGGCTCGCAGGCGGTTCTTTTTCTTCTACCTTTTGGGGACCGCCAAGCTTAGCAATTCATGCCTAGTTAGTTCAGTGGTAGAATTCTTCCTTGGTACGGAAGTGGTCTTGGGTTCGATTCCCAAACTAGGCTCTCTAATAACAGAAAGGGAGACAGCCATCGCTTTCGCGGTGGCTTTTGTGTTTTTGATGGAATGGTCAATTTTTCATAACTATAGGCGACTTGCCCAAGATGGCAAGGCCAAGCCACTGACGTGTCCTGATTGTGATAATCAGTTGTTTACTCAGGCAGATGAAAACAACGACCCAATTCTTTGGTGCATTGCTTGCGATACTAAAATCTTGCCCGGTCTTGATATGTACGACCAGATTAAGGCGGTTGTGCGGGAGCATTATGTCTGATAAGAGGTATTATCAGGACAGAAAGCTTTGGTTCCGAAAATATCTAGATGCAAAAGAATCTGGTGACGAAGTAGGACGTAGAAGGGCTTTCAAGAAATTGCTAGAACTAACTGACGGAAAGTTCAACGGGAAAGACCCAAATAAATGAAGATGCATAAGCCAAGAATAAGGACAGACGGAGGACAATGGGTAAGCCATGACCACGCTTGCGCAGTTTGCTCATTGCGTAAGTCTGTTCTCGACCTTGAAAACTATGTGTTTCAACCTTGCTGGCAGTGTCAAGAAGATGGATGGATTGTTACCAAAAGGAGGAGTAGTGGCAAACATATACATTGGAAGCAATGGGCTTCCGGTAGAGCAAAGCGACGATGGAGCATTCTACGTCACTCAGGAAAAGACTGATACCAGTCAGAAGTTTGAGGAGATTGTGAATGGACCCACAGAAGAGAGCTGAAAGACTTCAAGGTCAAATTGCTAGCCAAAAGAGAATTAAGGCTCAATTCGAAAAAGAAGGAAATGAGCTTGGCGCAAAGAAGGCTCAGAAGAAGATAGACGGATATCAAAAGGAGTTGGACGGACTAGTATGACAGATAAGATTGAAGTCCTTGATAAAGGATACGTAAGATATATTAAGCACATGGGCGATGACCTTGACCCTGTTAACTCAGCCAAGGTTTCTTTCGCAAAGGAGAGTGTAGAGTTTGGGGATAGAGAAGCAAGACTTCTCGCCTTTCTTCAACGTGAAGAGCACTCCTCGGTGTTCCGTCATTCCGCTCTCACTTTTGAGGTTTATGCACCACTCTTCGTAGCTAGGCAGTGGTGGAAGTATGCAGTAGCCTCTACTCACCTTGAAGACCAGAATGGATGGAATGAATCGAGTCGTCGTTATGTAACTGAGACTCCAGAGTTCTATGTTCCGTCTTCAGTTGAGTGGCGCTCTGCTCCAGAAAATCGCAAGCAGGGTTCTGGTGAAGCGGTATCAATCGACCACGGTGAAGTAATGACTGACTCTATGGTTTGGTATATTAATCAGGGACTCAAGTTGTACGAAGAGGCAATGGCACGTGGTATCTGTGCAGAACAGGCTCGGCTCTTCTTGCCTGCATACGGGCTATATGTACGTTGGCGTTGGACAGCTTCACTAGGCTCTGTAACTCATTTCCTTCATCAGCGTCTAGAACATGATGCACAAAAGGAGATTCAGGATTATGCGCGGGCGGTATATGATTTGACCCACGAACATTTCCCTGTGTGTATGGATACTATTAAGAAGTCATAACTGCTACAATAGGGATGTGAGAATACTAGACCTATATTGTGGCGCTGGTGGAGCTTCTACAGGCTACCACCAAGCTGGTTTCGAAGTTGTCGGTGTAGACAATAGAATTCAGGTGCGTTATCCTTACAACTTTGTATTGGGTGACGCACTTTCTGTAGGATGGCGCATGATGATGTCAGGACGATTTGATTTGGTCCACGCATCACCTCCCTGTCAAAGGTACAGCGACTTGCAAAAGCGCACAGGCAAGGAGTACCCGGACCTTATTGGTCCGACCAGAGAAATGCTTGAGGACTCTGGATTGCCGTACATTATCGAGAACGTGGATACGGCTCCGCTAAAAGACCCCATCATGCTATGTGGTGGAATGTTCTCAGGGTTGAGAGTCTACAGGCATAGACTGTTTGAATCGAATTTTGACCTGGTAGCGCCAGAACACCCGAAGCATAAAGCATTGGTCTATACCTTTGATAAGCGGAAAAATCATTTCGGGCGGGCTATGTCGGAAGAGATGTTTGTCCAAGTAACAGGTGGCGGTAATGCCAGCATTGCAGAAAAGCGCAAAGCAATGGGCATTGACTGGATGATTCATAAAGAAATCAATGAGGCAATTCCACCAGCCTATACAAAATACCTAGGAGAGCAATGGAAAGCTCAGATGTAATCAGGGAGCTTCAGAAGGTCAGCGACGTACTAGACAGCGTTGTAGATTATCTGGAAACTCAAAATGAAGCAAATGCGAAGCTTCATATGTCTGACAAGGTGATGTATTCGCCACTCACTTCTGCGGCGGGTATCGCTAATCGTACCTTGTCAGATTTGATTGTAAGACTATACGATGAGGATAATAATGGCTGAAGCAAAACAGAAAGACTTGCTCAAGTGTAAGACAGATGCAGACCTACGTAACTTTGGTCGCAAGCATGGTCTTCACGTTAATCGCACAGGAAACGAGCTGACAGTAGGACGCTGGACCTGCGTGATGAATGGTGACAAATTCAACTACATCAAGTAAGATAGAATTATGGCTACACAAAAGGATACACTAGAGCGTCTGGTAAACAAGGAAGAAATCGTTTACTGGGCAAAGAAGGGCGGGGTTGAAATCGAGTCATTCGACGGCGGGATTTATGTCGATGACTGGCAAATCAACCTAGATACAAACGATATGATTGTATCAGTAGAGAGGAGAATGGATGAATCCCAAGAACTCTGAAGACAGTAGAGACGCATTTGCGCCCGAAAATTTTCAGATGGTGCTGCTCATTCAAATGATGCGCACTTACGATATCCTCCTTGCACTGCTGGCAGTAGACAATCCGCAAAAGGCTATGGAGCTTGCGGAGATGCATGAGGCTGGTCTTACATTCACTCCAGCTCCCGCATTTGCACTAGAAGAAGATTCTGATAAGTAGAATTTGCCCCTCCCTTCGGGGAGGGGCTTTTCTGCGTTTACGGCGAATTACACACAGTAATCTACAACTACTTAGAGTCACTTACTTATGAAATTCAAAATGTTAAAAATATTTGAATATGTATGATATAGGCCGGCAAATAAGATTTGCAATTGCAATTAGTGCGCCCATAAAAGGGAATTCAATTCGGAATTGAATTTAAATTCCGGGGGACCCATTCCGAATTAAATGGAAGGACCCCCACAACAATTCCTTTCTAGATAGTCTCGAATACAATTGCCAATCCGTATATCAATACCCATGCAAGGAAACCGATAAGGGAAATCACTGCGATAAAGAATGCAGAGAATCCAATAAAGGCAGTGCCACCGGCAACCCCTACACCAATTGCCTTTATATTAATCGATTCCTTTTCCGGCGGGATTTCGGGGGATTGCTTAACCCTCTTTGATATATGCAACCTCATTACCCTTAGACATAGGGTTAACCATGTCATTGTATTGCATGGGATTGAGAGACACACTAGGCAAGGTGAGTGCATCACTCTGGTATTCATCCCTACCCTTGGCCATATCCCCCTTACCTAGCCACCTATACAGCTTACCGATATCACTAGATGTGGTAGCCGCAATGAATACGGTATGTGTACCGTCATTCACTACATATCCACCATACCCATTACCCGGCCTATCTACATACTGCAATGCGAACACTGTATATCCCTACTCTCTATATGCGGGGGTACTATATGCACCCCCTATATACCCTTGCCTATACCCTAGTAGGTAATACCCCCTGGCAATACCCCCACCATATAGGCCCCTATCAGGAATAGGGCTGTTATTAGCAGGAATGGCCGCATTCTGCCCCACTTTCTTTGAATTAAATTGAATTCTATAAAGAAATGCGACATAAATGCACCATAAAGGCTGCACAATATCCCTCTATCTACACTAACTATTAGTTAGCGTCTATTTACCCCCTATCAGTAGTCACTATCAGACTCGGTTGTGTAGTAATCCACCATAGGCACATAGCCAATGATGTCATTACCGTAATACTCAAAGGAAAGGTCTACATATCCCTTTGTCTTACTCTCTACTGCGGTAATGCTATCTGCCCTTACATGCACTACAGGGATAGTCTTATCTCCCCTATGTGCTACTAGGGTAATAGGGAAGTTGTCTGTTTCCTTTTCTTCCCTATTCTGCATATTGCTTACCATTCTATCTAGGGTCTCTACAAACCCGGCCGAATTCTGCACTTCCGATGCCTGCCTATCTGAGCATACCGAGCACGGCCATTCTGAACGTGCATATCCGGGGCACTCCATACCATAGGAATTGAAACCATCCCCTAGGCACGAATTAGCCCAATGGACATTATCCGTCAAGAGTTCCCATTCCCAATCCGCCAATACCGGCGAATTGCACGCCGTACACAATCCCTTGTTTTGAGTCTGCCAACCCTCACAACGGCAACGCGTATGGGTGCCATGAACGGCAGGAAGGTTCTTACACCCTTCCCGCTCACACCCAAAGTACCCGTTGTGCCCGTGTGTGGCTACGTGACGCATCGCTAGACCCTTCCCTAGGCAATGACACCCGGACCGATTCCGAGTGCCTTAGAGAGGCACACAGGGATTTATTGTACCAACCACTGTGTACCCCTCTACTACCTAGGCGAACTGTCCGCCCCGCAATACTTCCAACTTTTGGGGCGAACCGAATGCATCCTTCATACCGGAATGCCAGAAAACCATTTCGGTATTGGGATATTCGACGTGCGGACGATGTGCCCTTACCGGTCCGTCATTGAGGCAATACCAAATAACATCACCTTCCTGCAATTCGGTAACGTCAACTTCCTGGATTGCCTCACGAAAATTCGTTTCGTACATGTACAGCCGCTCACCCATGCGACGAATAGCGGAAATCGTTTCCCCAAAGTACAGGGTGATTCCCTCGTATTCGTCAGTGACGGTTTCTGTAGCTTCCGACTGGATTTCGGCAAAAGCCTTTCGGCCAATGGGAATCCAACGCATTTCAGTACGTCCCTTCATTCTCGTAATGCTCATCACACATACCCGCCCGGCAATCCTCATAGCCTAGGCAGTTATTGAAATGCCGTCCGTTCCTTTCCATGTAGTCATCCTGGAAAGCGGATTCCACAGCTTCCCTTGCCGTTTCAGCAATCGCGGCAAAGTCACGAACGGCGTATACCCTTTCCAGGGTTTCGCCATTCTCGGAATACATCAGGATTTCCTTTCCATTGTCGGAAAGGCAAACCCGCATGATTTCCTTCACTTTTCTACCTTTCATACACCGTTGCGAGTTCCGCAAACGCACGTTTGCCCAGCAAAAATCAACCGGCGGCAGTTCACACAACGGATAATCCATGTTGTGATTGCCATTGTCTTACTTCCCCTCTACATACTCGAAAAGCCACCATGAATCACTGTGCTTTTCCTTGATAGCGAAACCGCCCGACTTTCCGTGTTCGGCCCATAGGCGCATGACCTTATGCCGAAAGTCGTTTGTTGCTGTGTGCCTCAAATCCCGCGCCACTACCGCAGTAGCGCCACGAAATCCCCTTACCTCACACTCCCACTCGATTTCGATTTCCCGTCGATTTGTGGGAATGCCTGTCAACCGAACGATAGCCACTTTGGCCACCTTTCTAAATAGACAATGCCACGGGGCACATTGTGCCCCGGACATTCAACTACTCAGAAAGCGAAATGCCCCCGTCATTCTCAGGGTGCCAAGATTCCTCAGCCCAACCATTCGAGCCGAGAAACTTACGCTTGAAATTCACGCAGTACGTGAATTCCATTCCATCTTCCGTACGGGAATCGTGAATGTAAAAATTCCCGTCCCCATTGTCGAAATACAGCGAAGCGTCACCGAGAATGTCTCGGATTTCGTCCGCCAAAGCTTCCGTGTCGCTTTCGTCAAGCGACATGAGCGGAGAAACGTCGTTGCGGGAATCGTGCAATGCAGTCATAGACCATTCCCTGTCAACCCAACCGTTAAGCTCAATTCCTCCGTTTTCATCTTCCGGGGCAATTTCCACGGCCGTTGCGGTCATGAAAGCGAAAATGTGTCCCGACATTGTATTGCCTTTCTAATCCACTCACCTTAAGCGGATTGAGGGAATGGCAAACTCTCCATTGCCATTCCCCCGAACCGTTTAATAAGTGCCGTTCACTGCCTCACGTCCACCGTGACCGCACAACCCGCCAAACTCTCGCGGGTAGTACAGACTTCCCGCATTCGTGTTGTACGTGCCCGGAAACGTGCTCTCAAAGCTTGCGGCCGAATAGGTCACCCCATCACGTCCTAGGCCCGTTCGAACCGTTGCCGTAGGCTCAATGGCGAACAGCGCGCGGAAAAAATCGCGCTGCGCATGCCAGCAAACCCACGGGCCGCGCCTACCGCTTGCGCTTTCGCGCGTTCCGTCACCAAACGACGAATGCGCCACAAGCCTTACCCGCGCATTGTAATTGCCATTGCGCCGGACATTCGACGTAATGCCACGGGAAGTGATGTTGTCTCCCCACTTTGCGGAAGTCTGGAGAATGGCCGTTCCGATGTTGCTCGGATTGGTCACGTTGCGAATCTCCATTGTTTCCTTTCCTGCCCTAACCCTTAGGACATTCGGACACTCTCAAACTCTGCATTGAGAATGCCCGGACGTATAAGCGTCAGTCTTTATCGCGGATTGTTCGGGCAATATCCCATGTTGAGCAATTGTTCATTCGGAATCTTGAAATGCCGCGCGAAATCTGCATTCACGCGGAATTGTTCACCGCATCCGGAACACTTGACGTTATCCGGGGTGTTTTCCATTCCTCGCATGTAGCTTTCCAGCCGCTCAACTTCCGCACGCGCGGTTTCGAGTTGAGCGGACAGGATTTCCCACTTGGTACGCGCCATGGCGAAACCCTCTCAGTGCCGTTCTAACGGCCGTTCGTAGCTTGGTTGGACCGATGGACCGGGGGAGCGCTGAAAACCTCTCAGACGCTCCCCCACACACGTTGTCAGCCGTTGTCGGACGTAACGACCGACGCGGGGAACCAATCGGCGGACGTGTCACCGGTGAAACGCTCATCATCGAAAAGGACGAACACCTTACCGGCATTCTGCGCCGAACCGGTGGCAGCAACGACACCCGAACGACCGTCAACGATGGCAGTACGCATTTTGAGCCCCTTTTCTCTGCATTGACCGTCAATGCATTTGGACACTGTCAGACTCCGCACTGACAATGACCAGACACACAGAATGTCAGTAATCATGCCCGGTAATGTCGTAACCATTCTCGGTTACTTGAATGTGGATTCCGTGCGGTGAAAGTACGCCACACTTGAAATTGCCACGACCGGGCGTTTCCTCTTGACCGTCCGTTTCACAAAAATTCTGTTCACAGTCGGTCATTGCCTTAGCTTGCTGCCTTTCAGCAACTTCCCTTTTTCTGTGTGGACCGGAAATCAAATCTCCCGATTCATTCCACACGAGATATTCCCGCATTACTTGCTTCCCCTCTTTCGCCATGCGCCACGCGTCACCCGAACTTCCTTTCGGTACTTTCGAATACCGGGAAGGTTATTCGCGTAATACGTTCCGTGGTCAACAGAATCACGGTCCGGGTCATTACCCGCACGCATTGCGGCAAACTTGAGAGTCTGCATTGTTTCCACCTTTCTAGTTGGACATTAGCCCGGACACCCTTTCGGAATGCCCGGAACTCAAATCCCGCTAGCTTGGCTTAGTGCCTAGGGTAATTTACGCTTACGCTTTCTGCGCAAGGTAACCACCCCCTTTCCATCTAGTGCCGAATTGCTTAACCGCCGTACAGTTCGTCACTCCCAAAGGGAACGTGCCAAACGTAGGACGAAAGAACCGGTTCACCCTTTCCGATATACATTACCGAATGGACCTTTGCGTCACCGCAGAAATGCCGGTGAATGCGGTAATCCGGGTCACGCCGAAACATACGGCGCAAGTTGTGGAATGCGTCCGCCCCGATGATTTCCGAAGAACCATCGTTCGTGTTGTATTCCGTGATGAAATCCGGAACCGCGACGAAATCCGATTCCTTTCGGAAGCTTGCCACAGCTTCCATTGTGGCCGAATCACCTTGCCACCCGAACACGTCACCGGAACCGTAATCGAAACGGTCAAGGAAATCAGCGAATTCCTTAGCCGAACCGAAATACTCAGACCGAATGAGGTTTTCGCCATTCCAGCCATATTCGGCAAGAATCGCGTAATTGCTTTCGGTCACTTCCCGTGTGGGATTGAAGAACTGCATTACCGCCCCTTCCTGCGCATTGCACTACTGCTGATAAGCGAACCGCGCGGAGTCTTTCGCTTTCCCTTAACACCGTCACGCATTCTCACGTATTCGGTATTTCCGATATTCCGGATTTTGGGGAGCGCCTTTTCCGCCGAATCGATATAACCAGCTAGCGACCAAACGTCATACCCTTGTGTGAATTTCTCCACCATTTGAGCATGAGCCGCGCTATATTCACGTTTCGCGCAATCGATTTCCAGAATTGCGGCGAATCGTTCGATATCCACTCGTATTCCTTTCTGTGTGGACACGGGCAAGGTTGGTACTCAACAACCAACCCGCCCGGTATCCCTACAGCTTGGAATTACTTAATCGGAGACAATGCCCATTCGAGCAATTCCCGATGCATTTCCGTGTGTCGCAGTGAGCTAGGCGCAGTACCGAGCCATTCGATACGCTCGTTTACCTTTGCCACCCTTTCTTGCGCTTCCCAAATTGCGAGTTGATAGATGGAATATCCATCCTCGCACGGGCCGCAAATGTTGTCGTAATCCGTCCATGCCGACGAACCGTGAACACAAGCGATAGGGAATGAATGACTCTTACCGCCGTAGTTTACCAACCGGCCCGTTTCCGGATTAGTTCGGTAATTCGGCCGCCGTCCGTCACCAGACATATACCATTCCTCACGTTCGGCGTAATACTCTGCCTCACGTGCTTTCAGGTCGCGCAGAATCTTAAGCGCTTCCCGCTTAGTCATGGCATCCATTTGCATTTCCTTTCATTGGGCCATAACCGACTAGGGGGTAAAAGGAATTGTGGAATTGCTATTCAGTTGTTTTGCGGTATTGCCTAGAGGTACTGAACGAACGTGTTCAGCAGTGCGTCACGACGTGCGCCGTAGTAACGGCGCGCACTCTGTGACGGAACGGTGTTTCCATCCTTGTCAACGGTTGTGGCAGTCTCCGCAGCGTCCCCCATGTTCAGGAGCGCACGGCAAAAACCGCTGTAGTCCGTTGTACGGGCCGAACTCAGCTTCGGAGTGACACGGGCCAGTGACACACCCTTGACAGCGGCAGGCTTACGCACAGCGCGCTTGCGGGGGGTCGTGGCAGGCGTGGCAGTCTTGACAGTGGCCATGATGACTCGCTTTCTTCCCTAGCCGGATATCGCCCAAAGACAGGCGCATAACCGGTGACCCTTTGATGATTTCGAAAGGGTCGCTGCGAGCCGCAATTCAGAATCTAGCGCTACCGCCTTTCAGCTTTTCCCCTAATTCCTTTTCACACCCGGTCTACCGTCCGGAAAGGAATTCTTGCCAGTGAACCCGATATGTCTTGCCAAAGACAGGGAGAGGGTCAAGGTAATAAGCTTGCTATGCGAATAGCAGTGAAACTAAATCCGCTTTCGGTGTATTCCGGGCATCTTTCACCCGCAAGTGACCCTAAGCGCTCTAGGCTCGTAATGTGTTTCTGTATCCCATTATTCAGTTCTCAAGTTGTAGCCAGTCGCTATCTTTGGCCTACCCGAACCCGCCGGGCGGTTCCTCCGTGCTTCGTTCCGAACTCTATCACACTTTCCTTTGGGCGCTTTCCCCGTTTCCGGTTCCCGTTCCCGCCGTTCTGTGTGCTTCCTTCTGAGGTAAACACTAGACCCCCTTCTGACCTGCGACGATGTAAATAACCGCAGGTCAGAGGCTTACAGAGTTGACCTTGAAAATGGTCACGGGAAGGTAACGAATACAAAACCGCAGGTCAGCGGCCTAAAGATTTCTGAGAAACACCCTCACAGGCTGTATGACCTGCGGAAACGCGAAAATGTCCGTTTCCCTGTCTCGCTCCCCTTTCACGGGGCGAGTGCGAGCGTGCACGCGTAAATAGCTCACGGTCGGCTCACTGTCAAGAGTTTTCTCCGAAGTTTACAAAAATTTTACCTTAGAGGCCGGCGAATACCTGGAGCAAGATTTTTTAGCATTTGTCAAGCCCTTTGTCGGCGTGTCTTGGTAACAGCTTGGTAAAGAAGTTATCCACATGCCCTACATGGTCACGACACGCCCGAACTACAGCACGTGTGACCAGCGGGAACGCTGCCTAACAGCCTTTCACGCATGCCCTGGTATGGCCGGACCCTGGTAATCCTGCTAGGCCCGTAGAGAGGCGTACAGAGCTTTTGCTACATACTGTGCAGTAACGTTGCGCTGAGTAGCTGAGTTATCCACAGGTTTATCCACAGTCTGTGGATGTACGGGATTCAACTACCTTGTTTGTACTGTGCTTTGTAGTGCTACAATCCGTGATACAAACTTTAGTTGAACGTTCAACCTCTTACCCTTTGACTGTTGAGCTTTCAACAACTCCCAGTCGGCACAGGTCGTTCGATATTCAACTATCAACCCGCCAAAATGTTCAACGTTCAACAGTTCAGCCCTAAGTGGTTGAACCTTCAACCAACCTGGTTTGTACCAAGCTTTGTACCACGGAGTGGTACAATGGGTGCTACAACCGGCAGAGGCCCCTTTACGATGCATCGAAAAATCGTGGAGAAAAAGCCTTTACGATGGTTGTAAAAATCTCCAGAAAAAACTTTTTATTTTTTAGAATTGTAAATTCGAATTACATTTAAAATTCTTTTATGAATTGAATCAGATGAATTTACATGAAAATAACATTCAAAAAAGCCCTTGCTCTCTACATAGGTGGCTTCACCATTTGCTACGAGATAGTCAAGGGCTGTTCTAAATGCTCGGGTATTCAACCTTCCAACAAGGTAGGTCTTAGTCATTACGATGTCTCCAAAAACTGTAGAGAAAAAGCTTGGGGGCTTTCGCCCCCGGCACCCTACTTACAGTTGGGGTACATTTCCTTCAGACCACAATTCTTCCAAACACTGGCACTAACCGTAATGTCCTTGGTCTTAGCGTTACGGTTAGTCTTACGACGAATGGACTTACGGTCAGTCGTGAGCTTAAGCGTGTACTTGGTTCCCCCGGTACTCGTAAGCTCCTTCTCCTGCTCAACAACCATTCCACGAGCGGAAGGGTTAACCGTCTTTCCGAGAGAACCACAACCCGTAAGAGCAATGGAGCTAACAGCAATGGCGGACAGAGCAGCAGCGGTACGACGGTTCATCGTTTTGTTCCTTAGTTAGTTATTACGATGGGTAGAAAGCTTGGGGGATTAATTAGCAATCCCCTGGATATTTAATTGTCGCCCCTCAACCTACCTCGCATCTCCATACGAGACCGCAGGTTATCAGCCTTAGCCCTGAATTCAGGGTCATCGTAACGCATCTCTTCCTTGAGGTCATTCAGCATTTCATCTACCTCAAGTTCACCCTTACGAGAAGCCATTTGGTCACCGAGTTCATAAAGCTCACTCTCAAGCTTTTCGTTCTCCCATTGACCATCAGACCACCGCCGCTTAAAATCAGCGATAACCGCTTCATCATATCGCTCATCAAAGTCATTGTCATCCATCTTGAACTTACGTTCAAGCTCTGCAATGATTGCCTGATTGGGCTTACGAGTGGGCGGGATTTCCTTTGACTTACTGAAAAGCTTAATCACTTCTACTCCAAATGTTTCGGAGGACCCTCAGAAGCACTGAGGGTCGTAGACCTTGGAAGCTACCTTGGTTGCGCACTTGTTGGGGCTGTTGTCTATAGAGACTATCAGAAGCATCAGGCCGAACAACAGAGCCAGCATGACCAGACTTCCGAGGGACAGTAGAACGAACTCCTTGAGACGTGAACCCTTCATGTCTCTCCCTTCCTTGTGAGCCCTACTCTACACTAGCAAGCTTGGTGGGTCAACCCTCAACCCACCGGGATTTATCAAGCATAGTGATTGACTAGCTTGATAATAGCCCAGATAACGACTCCCCAGAATGCGAGATTGCCAAGAACAACAGCGACCCAAACACCAATGAATGCACCAGCACCCATCTTCTCGCCACGAGACATACGGTTAGACATATTCATTCTCCTATAGTATGGAAGCTTGTGGGGCGAACCCCACAATTCATTCACTCGCCAACAACGACCTTGTGAATGTCCTGAACGTTCATGGACTGAACAATCTGATAAGAAGCAAACAGAACACCTAGCGGAAGTGAGAGAACAAAGGCAGTCCAGTAACCAATCGGGTGGACTGACTCAAGAACCTCGTGATGAACTCCGCCAAGGAAAAGCATCAGCATCCAACCCTCAAGAAATGTGGAAAGAAGGCCAGTGATGAAAGCAGAGAGGAAACGCATTGTATTTCTCCTATTAATTGGGAAGCTTGGCGGGTTTCCCCGCCAGTCCTTTACCACTCCATAATGGTTTGCTTTCCCTTACGAGAGTAGCGAGGACCCTTGAAGTTGGAAAAGTCATTGCCACCACGATAGTCGCGAGTCTTCTTACTCCGGGGAGTCTGAACCTTACGAGTCTGCGAGCGACGAATAACCTTAGCCATGTGTTTCTCCTTAAGTAGTGCGAGCTTGCCCAGTCTATCACTAAACTGGGCGGGATTGTCAAGCGACAATGTCAACGACAACCCTTACACCGTTCTCTTGTACAAGAACATTGGTGT